TCAAATCAATGGTTAGTTACAGTGTTGTAAGGCTGTAAGAAGGACTATGATCCTAAGCGCCGAGATCAAATAAATTGGCGCTTCAAAGCACTAGGCACGCAACGGGGTACGGAGCTGGTGCCAGGTCGCGATAGCGTCGCGGCCGGGATAGGATCGAAGCACATGACAAACGGAACTCAGAATTTGCCGCAAGCCACTGAAGGCGACGCGTCGCAAGAGCACCCCGAACCGCTCCCAAACGCAGCTGCACCCCCGCCGATCGAGCAACTAATTTTGCATCTGGTCCCGTCGCGCAAACACTCAGAAATCGTCCGACTATTCGACGGTCGAGTCGGCTATTCCACAATCAAACATTGGCGCCGCGGTCGGCGCGAGGCACCAGAATGGGCGCGCGAAATGCTAATCGCAAAGCTAGAGGAACGCGCCAACGCTTGCATGATCCTGGCGCACAGAATCCGACTGCACTATGCCGTTGTCGAGCGCCGCAAGCCACACCAGGGAATGCCGCGCGGATATGCCGGCCGCTTTGCCCCACAAACGCTCGCAGACGCGGAAAAGAAAAAGGCCGGCGGTTAGGCCGGCCTCGTTGCCTAGTCGCGTCAGGCGCGCGGCGCTAGGCTTCAAACACTCCCACAACCTTATCGCCGAAATCGACGTGCGCTTTTGACGTAGAGTCCAATTCCATCACCAGTTCGTATTCCTCAATTTCCTCAAGTACAAGCCAATGGAACGGATGATTCGAGTGGTATAAATCCGTTTCCGGCAAAATATATTCGGTGAGCGGACCTAAAATCATTTTCGCCTCCTAAGCCGCTTTGCGCCGAATCGGTTTCAGCGAACCATGCCAGCGCTTGCGCGATTCCATTTCCGCAATGACTAACTGCACGGCATCAGTAAGCCGCACATACTCAACCGACAACGGATCGACGCCAGCGATTCCCTTGGCGTAAATCTCGTTGCCCCGCTCCATGCCACGGCCAGCGTTAATAAGCGCCGTGCAATTGACGCTGCACGCTTCTTGGCGCTTGGCATACAACGCTTCGATCTGCCGCGCCGAGAGTTTAGCTAAATCCGGCATAATCCCCTCCATCGGTTAAAGACAAACCCTCTTTACTCTCTATCAGGTCGAGAGTCAAGCGTCACAATCCGCGGCCACCTAGAACGCCATGCTCACCATCACGCGCACGGTAGAAAACATGAAGCTTGCGGATATAATCGTCGTGCGCTTGGCGGATCGCGTCATCCGCCGCCAGCTCGGCATCGCGCGCCATGTCGTCATTGCGCCGAACATCCTCACCGCGCACGGCGCTTAACGCTCGATACCACTGCCACTTGTCGGCGCCTGGAAAATGGTCCGCTATCAGCGATTCCCATGCGACTTGCACTTGCTCAAAGTCGGCACGCAATTCGTCAAGGTTACTCATGGCCGCAGCACCGTGTATTCGAATACATCCCCGCCACGGCAATCGGCGCCAGTGTAAAGCCCGTAGGACCATGTAAAGCGCGACTCTTCCTCGCAATCCACGATCGACTCCTCCAGGCACAATTCGCGTTCCAGCCAAGCATCACACAGGGCTTTCTCTTCCGGCTCTAGGCCGCTCGCGTCACCGTTGATGAGATAGCTAGCCCAATAAGCGGCGCCAGTAATTTTGCGAATCTCAGCCATAACGAGTCTCCTATCGTTTGAGGCGACCTTTACTCTCTACCAATCCAAACCATAAGTCAAGCACAAAAAACCCGCCGGCTAGGGCGGGCTTTCTGGCCTATGTCCTTTCCCTTATTGCGCTAGGCACAAGTCCTCTTTCGCGCGGTCGATAACCATCTGCGGCGTATTAGTCGCCACATCGCGCGACAAGTAAGCCGCCTTGCCCCTATAGGGCCGCGCCAGCGATTGCCCGAGCGGCCACGTCTGCCCGGATGTGTAGCAATGCGAGCTGTTGCCGTGAACGCCCGGCTCGCCTGGAAAAATCGTGCGCTCATACCACTCGCGGTCGCTGGCAAACTGCGGCGCGTAAAAACTACCGTTCTCCCGCACGCGCCGCGCCCATTGTGGAACATGATCCATCGTATAGCGATGGACGAAACGCGCGCAAGCTTGCTCAAAACTGACTTTCCGCATGTCACTCTCCCATTGCTTTATCCGTCACGCCTAACTCTTTACTCTCTATCATTGGGGTTGTCAACTACCACGCTGACTCTTGCTCGACTTCCTCCCAAGCATTCTCCCCGAACACCTCGTCCAGTTCCATGCACGTAAAGCGTTCGCTATCTTGGCGGCAATCGCCCCAAAAGTCAGGCGAGTGCATGTGTCCGCAACAGCCACACTCAAAGAAACGCGGACCTTCCCGGCTCTGCCGTACCGCAATCGCTAAGAGCTGCTTCGCTCGATCTACCTGGATTGTCATAGTCCTTCCCTCCTAAAACCCTCTCCAAACCCGTTCTAAGGGGCGCCAAGAGGCTTTTGCGGGCTTCCTGGCACTTGGCCCCTAGCCGTTGTAGAAGCAAAACTGACTAACAAACTCCAAAAGCGTCGCCTCAGGCGCCGGGTAGCGTTCCCAAACGATCCCCCAGTCTTGCATCTGCATTTCCGCCGAGCTCGGCTGGCCGTATTGGTCGAGCTGGCCCACGATCCTGAGCGCCGGGCCGCCAGTGCTCAGCAGGATGCAGTATTCGTCCGGCGCCACGCGGTCGGAGTGAAACCGATCCCAATCACCGCACGATACCCAAGCCGATCGAACCTCGATCGAAAGCACGCTTTCATGCACCGCGCGCTCGGACTCCTCGATAGCGGCTATCCCGCCATCTTTCGCAGCCGCATTCTGCGCGGCCAGCATTTCCTCGATGGACTCAAACCAGCCCTTAGCGTTTGACCGCGCGTGCGCGTATCTGTCTTGCTCTGCCATCGCCATTTCACTCTCCCATTGCTGAAACCGTCTTTTCTTTTACTCTCTACTAGAGGGGGAGTCAAGTGGGGATTTTCTGCGTTACACCTGATACGGGTTTAACACCACTCTCCTATAGGGCTAACTGACTCACATCCATCGCACATATGCGTGCTTCTCCCTTCTTCTTTTCCTCTCTCCATTGGTTATATAGATTAAGATATAACAGGTGTTACTACATTGGATTACCAGCATTTTATGGTGTTTCGCCCTCATGTAACGTAACGTGCTCGTCGCTGTTACTGGGTCGCGAATATCCGCGCACCACTTCATCGTTAATTCGTAACGCCTTTGGCCCGTTCCATCCAAGCCTAGTCATGGTGTAACAGAGGCGCTTAGCGCTAGTGTCTGTGAGCTTGTCTCCACCGACCCTGAGCCACAATTCAAAAATATCTCGCGTGCTGATTCGGTACTCCGTTTGCTCGGTGTTTAACGCCCCTTTGACGTGCCTTAAAATATCGTCCCAAGGGTCATGATCGCGCCGGCTATCCTGTAGTGCTCCGACCTCGCCCCACATCGCCTCGCGCAAGAACACGCTCGCGCCGCTCCGCTCTATGTAAGCCGCTTGCGCCCACAATTGGTCTCTGTCCCGCGTCAATGCGTCGAGGTTCACGCGCGGCGCCCGTACCGGCCAGAACCGTCGATTGCCGGTTTGAGATTTTAGATAGGTGTCGTTATTGGTGGTGGCAAAGAAAACGCAGCGCCGCGGCCTATCTACCCTTGATCGGCCGTATGCCGGCCTGGCGCGGTCCACCTTGCGCGACGCAAAAGCCTTAACCCGTTCCACCTCTGCCTTGGTGATGCCGGCCAGATCCGCGATTTCGTAAAGCCAAACCCCTTGCACCATTTCCTGTTGTGCTTTGTCGTCCAGCCCTAGAATCGTTTGATCGCTGAAATTCTCGCTACCGGCCAATATCTCGATCGCTCCGCTTTTCTTGGTTCCCTCACGGCCTTCGAGCACCGTTATCTGGTCAAACTTGGCGCCTGGCACGCGCGCACGGCGCACAGCAGCAACGAGACAAAGGGTGCCGATCTCGGCGTTGAGTGGCGATCGGTCGGCGCCCAGATAGTCGGCAAGCCACGTCCCCAGCCGCGGCCGACCGTCCCATTGCACCTCGTTGAGATAGTCCAAGATCGGGTCGTAAGCGTGTTGCAGGCACTCTTGCACTGCGGCGTCGTGCGTGTTTGGCTGGCCAGGGTCGAAGTTGAATTGCTCCCCGATCATAACCCGGAGCATTTGCGTGGCCTCGTCGCTCAGCTCGCCCGCGTACTGGTTTATGGGTTGGCCGCCGAGAAGCATTTTGTTATGGAAGGTATCGTATTCGCACGTGACGCCTAACGCCTTGATCGCAGCCCGCGCGTTGCGGCAGGTTTTGAGGATGGTTCCCTTGCCATCCACATCGGGAAATCGGATGAATTCGGTTTGCGGCGAGGCGTCCGCAAACATGGGCGGCAGCGCGTCGTGACCATTAAGAGTCTCGCCTGACTCCGGGCGGTCAACCTTGACCACCCCGCGCATGGCGCCGATTGGTGAATTGACTTTGCCCCACAGCGGGCAAGCCTCGCACGCGGCCGGTGCCAAGCCGTGGAACCGCTCGCACAGCGTCGCCCCGCTTAGCTCGCGCGCCCGGTCGAGCTTGGTTTGCGTTTCTTCGGGCGTGTAGCCATCATAATCCTTCGACCAAGCATGGCCGGCCTCGTCGCCATCGGCGCACCACGCCAACACGCCCAGCGCGGCGTACCACAGCGGCTCGGGCACCTCGCCACGGCTGTCACGAAATGCCGCTAACTGCCCACACTGCCCCGCTATTTCCTCGGCAAAAACGTCCTTCCCGCGCATTCCTTCGGCTGCGCGATCGGCCAGCCGCGGCAACCCCGCGATTCGCAGGTATTCCGGCACCCGAACGTCAACCTTCACAGGGACTTGCGCCAGTTGGGCGATATCCACGTTTAAGCCAACAAAATCATTTAAGTCATATGGCTTAACTAGTTGAAAACACCGAACTAACTTACCGCCGCGCTTCTGGCTGTGCGTGCCTGGCGTTCGGAGCACCCGCGTCACGTCGGCCGTAACGGCTGGGTCGGCTTGCAGATTATGCTGCCGGCACAACAGTTTGAGCTTGTTGGCTAAGACCTTCCATTGGCTCGGCATGATAGCTTCGTGCAATGGCCAATAAACGTGAGCACCGCCCCCCGAGGCGACCAGCATGGGCATGGGGAGCTGCGCCGCGCTGGCGAACGCCACCGCTTGCGCGCCGGCCGCTGCGGCGTCTTGGTAAGGCTTGCCGTTGCCGGCATCGAGGTCGAGCCGCAGGGTTTTCAGTAACGCCACATTATGGTGTGTGCGCCCGAGGCGCTTGTCGGCTTGTTTGGTGCCTCTGGGGTCGTTCTCTGCGCGTTTGAACGAGGCGCAGGCGTGCCACGTCTCGGCGCCGCGGGCGTCCCAGGCGGCCATCTGTTGCCACAGGGCCTCGATCGTGGGGGCGAACTCGTTCTGCGGCTTGGTGCGGCCCGCCGGCTTGACCAGATAGGCGTAGGGGCCGACCGGCGGGAGGATAAGGCGAAGAAAATCGATTGGGGTTGGCATGGTTAGTGCCGCGCGTTCGAGGGAGGGTCTTGCGTATCGACCAGCACGATCGAGCTAAAGGCGGTTTCGGCGGCGAGGCGGGCAATATCCTCGGTATCGAGCAATTTGGTCACATAGACAATCTGGCGGTAGCGGTGGCCAGTAGCGATTTGCGAGACCACAACACACCGAATGCCGGGCGGCGGGGTGATATTGAAGGGAAACTCGCCAACAAAAGGCTCGCGGAGGTGAAATTTACGATCTGGGTGCCGAATGAACCACGCCGAATCGGCAATGTGGGCTTGTTCGGTAGCGGCCAGAGCTTCTTTAGAATTGAGAAACGCGGTTAAGGACATGGGCACAACCTGTTGACAAAGTTCGGCTGTGCGGCTAAATCAGGGGTGCGACCGCCCTTCCTCAACCGCTCACCAGATCAGCCCCGCCCCCGTGGCGGGGTTTTTCATACTCAGCCCAAATCGCAAATCCGTCAAGGTTTTGCTTGACCCCGGCCAGAACCTACGACAGTCTCAGCCCGTCCGAACTGTGATGACTACTCCCTTACGAGTGTGACTGGCCCCTGATCGCCCTGCGGCGGTCTGGGGCCTTTTCTTATGCAAAGGGCGCCGCGGTGAAAGTCCGCAGCGCCCACACAAGATTTCAGTTCTACAAAAGTCCGGTTTAATTAAACTGGGTTAGTTGACCATGGCGGCCTCCTGGGTCAGCGGCTTTCATCCGCTTGGGGTTTGCACTGTGCTCGACTAGGCTACGCTCCTAAAAATAAAAGTCAAGGCATACTTGACAGGGTTGTTATTGGACTGTAGAAAGTAAGCCATGAGCAAGGCGAAGCAATGGCGCGAATCTCTCAATCTGTCGGTGGCCGAGTTGGCAAAACTGAGCGGGTATAGCGCTGTGACGATCTGGTGGGCCGAACAAGGGCTCACCCCGCCCCGCACCGCCAAGCACATTGCGGGAAAGCAGAAGTCTGGCAAGATCAAGCCCGCGGTCTGGCAACGCTACCGCAACACCTGTGCGGGCGTCGAGGCCCAGTTGCGGAACGGGAAACAGTTTAATTGGGGAGAGTGACGATGCCCGTAGACGTGACGCTGAAAGAGCTATCTAAGCGAGAGACATATCTTGGTGATGGCCTCTATGCTTCGTTCGACGGCTACCAGTTTAAGCTTCGAGCGCCGCGTGAGCGATCGGACGAAGAAGTGTTCCTGGAGCCGGATGTGCTGCGAGCCTTCGTCGAATTCGCAATGCAGTTCGGTTACCGGCCTCCGCAACCGAAGGATTAGCCTCCATGCTATATTTCTTGTCTGCCCACCTCATCAGCGCCACCCTCGTCGTCCTCTCCGTCCTGGGGTATCTCCGATGTACACGCCCTTCGTCCTCGCGCTGATCTACTTCGCTGCGGTTGGTCTGGTTTTCCTCGCCGGCCATGCTGTGTTCAGTCGAGACTAGAATGGCCAGCAAGAAAAACTACCGCTGCCCGTGCTGCGGCCAGCTCACGCCGGATCTTGTCGGCTTCGAGGGCAAGGTCGTCCACATGGGGCCGAACCAGCAAGCTCTGTTCAATTTACTGAAAAAGGCACCGCAGGGACTTTCCCACGAAGCCATTCGCGAGCGCGTTTTCCCGTCGCGGTCTAATGGCGACGACTACTGTCACAATATCGTGGCTGTCACCACGCACTACGTGAACAAAAAAATTGCCCAGTTCAAGCCGCCGCTCAAGATTGTTTCGACCAAAGGACATGGGTCGATCTATCGGTTGGTGCGGTTGTGAAGTTCGTCGTCGCTGACTGGGAAACGGAATTCAGCAGCGCCAGCGGCTTCACGCTCAGCAAGATGACGACCGAGGCGTACATTAGGGACGCCCAGTTCAAGGCGCACGGCGTCGCAATCAAGTGGTCGTCCGACACCGCGGCACGGTGGTACGATGAGCGCCAGGCGCGTTACATCCTTGCACAAGAGGATTGGTCGGACACCTTTCTAATTCACCACCACGCCAACTTTGATTCTTTGATCGAATCGCACCACTACAATGTCCATCCAAAGATGATCGGTTGCACGCTCAGCATGGCGCGGCTGATGCTGGGCAACCACCTCTCGGTTAGCTTGGAGCAAGTCCGCAAGCATTTCGGAATGCCCGGCAAGATTACGCCTTACTCAGCTTTTGACGGAAAAAAATGGGAAGAACTCAGCCATGCCACGCAACAGCAGATGGCCGAAGGCGCTTGTGACGAGGTAGAAAGTATCTGGACGATCTTTTGCCGGCTGATGAAGGATGGTTTCCCGAAGGAAGAACTTTACGTGGTGGATGCCACGGTTAAGATGTTCAGCGAGCCATGCCTGCGAGGCGACATAGACCTCTTGGCAAAAGTCTGGGAGGACGAAGCGAATGCCAAGGCACTTCGGCTTGCCGAACTGGGAGTCGAGAAAACCGATCTTGCCTCCGCAGACAAGTTTGCTGATCTGCTCCGAGCTGAAGGAGTTGAGCCGGCTACGAAGGATGGCAAGGTTAATCCTGCGACTGGCAAGCCGCGAGAAATCTATGCGTTTGCCAAAACCGATCAGTTCATGCGAGACTTGCTGGAAGATGATTCGCCGCGCGTTAGAACGCTGGCAGAAGCGAGGCTAGGTGAGAAATCCACCTTACTGCAAACCAGGGCCGAGACCTTGGGCTGGATGGCTTGTAGAGGATGCTTGCCAGTTTATCTCCGTTACGCTGGCGCTCATACAACACGATGGAGCGGGGGCGACGGAGCTAATTGGCAAAACTTCAAACGTGGTTCAGATATTCGACGCGCCATCATGGCGCCCGAAGGGTCATTGCTCGCGCCGATCGACCTGAGCCAGATCGAGTGTCGCATCCTCAACTATCTTGCTGGTCAGGACGACGTGATCGAACGTTTTCGCAACAAGGAGGATCCATATGTCAACATTGCCTCGCAAGCCTACGGTTTCAAAGTCACGAAAGATCACGTCAAAGAGCGAGGAACGGGTAAGCAGCTTGAACTTTCCTGCGGCTTCCAAGCCGGCGCGAAAACGATTCAAAGCACTGCTCGGCTGGGTATCTACGGCCCCCCTGTGCGCATCGATCTCGACACAGCAACTGTGTGGCGGGACCTTTATCGTGATACGCATCCCATGGTTGTCAGCTACTGGAAAATTGCTGGCGGAATGATTCCACGGCTTGCCAATGGCGAGACCTGTCAATGGGGACCGATGACAATTCGAGACCATAAGATATTTGGCCCTGGCGGAACCATGCTTCATTTTGAGACCCTTCAGTGGCATGTTGATTCCGAGAGCGGCGATAAATACTGGCGCTACCGGACACGTCACGGTTGGACTAAACTCTATAGCGGAAAATTAGTGGAGAATTGCATTCAGTGGCTCGCACGTATTGTCATGTCGCAAGCTATGCTGCGGCTCATTAAACGCGGTTACCGCGTTCTCAACACCACGCACGACGAGTTGCTGATTCTTGTTGCCAACGATCCACAAAAAGAGTACCATCTACAAGAATGCTGCGATGAGATGTCTCGAACACCGGAATGGCTACCGGGTTTGCCATTAGCGTGCGAAGGTAGTCTCGGTGAACGCTACTCGAAGTAACTGGACGATCCGCTATGTCCGCCACGAGCACGTTCTGGACTTTCTTATGTGCGGTTGGCACATATCCGTGCCTGATCTTGGCTGGCCGCATCATCAATGGTCGGTCGGGATGTCGTGGCTCTGTTCCTGCAAAGAGGTGATACCATGTTCACAATCGTAGACGACGGCGACGAGATCAACATCCGCGCGGTGATCACAGCCCGCAAGGAGTTGCTTGAACTGGCTGATAAACTGCGCGAGCGGGCCGTGGGTAAAGAGCACGATCTGACGACTTACATCGGCGAGGGGCATCAGTCCGATGCTCAAGACGTTAACCGGAAGGAGCTGAAGAATGAGTGATCCCTTTGCAGAATTCAAGCAAGGCCAGCCACCAGTTGAGGGCGACCCGCCTGCGGAGGGCAAGCCGAAGAAGTCGCGCGGGAAGAAAACCGCCGCCAATGGCAAGGCGAAAGAAGCAGCGCCGGCTTCCACCATGGATACGCCGAAGCCGAAGAAAACCCGCAAACCCCGCGCCGCCAAGGAAATGAGACTGCCCATTAGCATGTTGCTGGAGATTGGCAGCTTGTCCGAGGAAGAATCCGGCGCGCTGCTCTCGATCGGCTCGGGCTTGCAGAAGCTGCCGAAGAAGTCGAGGCAGAAGATTGCCGCTGCACTCGGGAAGATATTCGGATGAACCGGTGTCGAAACTGTCGCCATTGGGCCGCACTCAACCCTGATGACGACACGGCGCCGGAAGGGCATTGTGATCTTCCGGTTGATCCAGGTTTCTGGCCGTTTGGTTATTGGCCGGCAACTTTGCAAAGCGATGGTTGCGGCGACGGCTTTGCACTGTCCAAGGAATACCGATGACCCTCATCGACGCCGATCCAGGCGACATCCCGGCTTTCCTTGATCGGCGGCCGTTCGTGGGCACTTATAGTAATTTGCACACGTTTCGCGATGTGTGCGAAGAACAATTCCAGCGACGCTACATCAAGAAAGACCAGCCCTACGTTGAAACGCCAGAAATGGCGTGGGGCAACGCAGTTCATACCGCATTCGAGAAGCGAATTGGTAAGGGCCAAGTCCTACCGGACGACATGAAGGACTGGGATCATTTCGCGCAACCGTTCGACAAGTTCGATGTCCTTGTCGAGCAAAAGTGGGGCATGACCGAGCAAGCCCGCAAGACCGGGTTCTTCGACAACGACGTGTATTTTCGCGGGAAAGCGGATGCTGTTGTTGTCCAAGGTGAGAAGGCGATGCTTACTGACTGGAAATCGGGGTCATCCAAGTACGAGGATCCGTTCGAGCTGGCGACCAACGCCGTTTTGCTCAAAGTTCAATTCCCCGAGGTAAAGAAAGTCGTCGGCCGCTACATCTGGCTCAAGGAAAATCGTGCTGGTCAGATGTACGACCTGTCGGATTTCAAAGGAACGTGGGGCGAGATGCGGCGCTTGATGGCGCTTATTGCCGAGAAGCGCAAGAGCGGCATCTGGGAAAAACGCAAGTCGGGCCTCTGCTCATGGTGTTCCGTTTCTGATTGCGAGCATTGGAGGCCGCGCAGTGCGTAGCCCCGAAGGACACGAGAAAGTAGCCATCGGCAAGTATCTCGACTCCATAGGTTGCTGGCATTTCCGGCCGTTCATGTCGGGTTACGGTAAAGCTGGCGTGCCCGATATCGTAGCCTGTGTTAACGGGCGATTCGTGAGCATCGAGGTGAAGCGCGAAGGCAAAGCGCCTACGGCGCTCCAAGACACGCGCATGGCCGAGATTCGCAAAGCCGGCGGTTACGCCGTTTGGGGAACAGCAGAGCGCGTCATTCCGCAATTGAGACGCCTGATCGACGACTATGCCTAGCGAATTCTACCACGACAAGACTCGGAATTTGCTCATCTACAGGAGCATCTCGCAATTCCTGACCGACCAGTTGCGCCAGGCGATCCCCGAGGCCAGGGAAGTGAATGGCTCGTATCTGGCGGTGCCGCGCAACCTGCACACGTCGCAGGTCCTTCGGCACTTCAACTTCCCAGTCCCGCCAGTCCTGACCGACTCCAATTATTCCTGGCCCCGTCACCCTTCCATCGGCCATCCCTACGAGTCCCAGAAGCTGACCACCAATTTCATGATTCTGCACCCGCGGTGCTTCGTGCTGTCCGATATGGGCGTGGGTAAGACGCTCTCGACCTTGTGGGCGGCCGACGCGGTTATGCGAATGCACAAGCCTGGAACGTGTCGGGCGCTTATCGTCTGTCCGTTGTCGATCATGCAGAGGGTGTGGAGCGATGGGATATTTAAAAACTTCCTCGGCGCGCGCACGGTTGAAATCCTCCACGGCGATGCCGCTGCTCGCAGTAAGGCTCTGGCAAGACCTGCCGACTTCTATATCGTCAACTTCGATGGAGTTGGGGTGGGAGCACATACAAGGAAACGTTTCGAGCTTGATGGTTTTTCTAAGCAACTCTCGGAACGGGGCGACATCGCAATTTGTATCATCGATGAGGCTTCCGCCTATAAGGACTCGACCACCAAGCGCCATCGAATTGCCAGAGCAGTGTTTGGACGAAAGGGGTATCTTTGGTTGCTTACCGGAACCCCCACCCCTAATGCGCCTACCGATGCGTATGGCCTCGCCAAGCTCCTGAACAACGCTTTTGGCAAATCAAAGCAGTCGTTCCAGATGGAGACGATGTATCAGGTCGCGCCCAAGAGCTTCAAATGGGTCCCGCGCAAGGACGGTTACGAGAGAGCCCGCGCGCTATTGAAGCCGTCTATTCGCTTCGCTATTGAGGATGTTTGGGACGGCCCTAAACTCACTACGCAGCAACGCGAGGTGGAGTTAACAGCAGAACAAAAGAAGCTGATGGCCGATCTCAAGAAGGATTTCGTGGTTACGGTCAAATCTGGCGCTGCCATCTCGGCGGTCAACGAGGCTGCTGCTCGCATCAAGTTAGTCCAAATCAGCCTCGGCGCGATCTACGACCAGAATCACAAGGTCCATGTGATCGACGCCAGTCCTCGCCACGCCGAGCTGGAGGAAGTGCTACAGCAAGCCCCTGGAAAGTCGCTGATATTTTGCCCGTTGACAAGTGTTATCAACATCATCTATAAGAACGTCAAGAAATACCGATCCATAGCCATCGTGAACGGCGATGTTAGCCAGAAGCAACGCAGCGAGATTTTTAGGGCTTTCCAGGAAAGCGATGAGCTTGACGATATTGTTGCTGATCCGCAAACTATGGCGCATGGCCTTGATTTGTGGCGCGCTCGGCTGTCCATTTGGTTCGGCGTTACGGAAAAACCGGAATTGTACGCTCAAGCAAACGCTAGGATGCAGAGACCCGGACAGCGCTTCCCAACCACCGTCGTCCAACTTGTCAGCAACCCTCTCGAAAGAGAAATCTTCCGGAGACTTGAGAACAATCTGGCGCTTCAAGGCGCTTTGCTCGACCTAGTGAAAGCGAACGCGCTATGAATGCCGCTGAACTTATCGCCGAACACACCAAGCTGGACGATTGGTGCGCTGCTGAGTCCAAGCGCTTCGCCGAACACCTTGCCCCGCACAAGAAGCGCATGGACGAGATCAAGGGCATCCTGCTCGGCATGATGCACGAACAGAAGCAAAACTCTATGTCTACGGACAATGGCACCGCGTACATCTCGACCATCACCACTCCCAAGGTGATCGACCGCGACAAGTACCTCGATTTCGTGAACGAGAACTGGGACGCCATCGGCAATGAGCTGCTGCAAGTCGGCGCACCGCAGAAGGACGCGCTCAAGCAGTATCTGGAAGACAACAAGAACCAGCCGCCTCCTGGTATTGAGGTCAGCTATTTTAATAGGGTGAATATCAGGAGGTCGTGATGAAAGTTGGAGACGTGCTTGCACTTCCTTCCGGTTCATCCCGGATGACGGTAAAAGCAGTTGGCGAAACGACAGTTGATGTGATCTGGATGGGCTACGGCGATCACATTATTTACGAAAAGACGTTGCCCAAAGAAATTTTTGAACAACCCAAGACTAAGGAGTAACCATGGCTACGCAGTTACCCGACTACCTGACCAAAACGACTCTACCCCGCCTCTCCGACCGTGCCACCGAAGGCATGGGATCGGCGATGCCGCCGCATATCTCGATCCGCGGCAACGAGTTCACGCTGGTCGATACGTCCGGCGAGGAAACGTCGATCGACACCAAACATCTGGATGTCGCCATTATAGATTTGGGCGATGTCATGAGCAAACTCTACTACGGCAACGAGTGGACCCCCGATTCGAAGGACCCGCCCATCTGCTGGTCCGCTAACGGCATCGGCCCGTCCAAGGAAGCCATGACGCCGCAGGCGCCAACGTGCCAGCAGTGCCCAAACAACGTGCGTGGCTCGGCGGTGAGCAAGCTCAGCGGCGCCTCAATCAAAGCCTGCCGCGATGAGAAGTGGCTGGCGGTGCTTGTGGACGGCTACAAGGACCTGATCTTCCAGTTCCGCGTCACTCCCGGCTCCTTCAAAAACTGGTCGGCCTACTCGGAGAAATTCAAGAAGCAGCCGTTCGATATCCGCGACGTGATCACCCGGATGCAGTTCGAGAAGGACAAGAACGGCGTTGTCACGTTTACGCCGGCCAACTGGCTGACCCCGGAGATGACCGCGCTACGCAACAAGCTCGTGACCTCGAAGGCGACCGATGGCATCGTGGGCCGGCTGGATCAGCCGATTCAGGGGGTGCTGGCAGCACCCACCGCTGCAACGAACACGGGGCTTAGCGGCACACAAACTCAGCCGCAAGAAAAAGCACCTGTTCTTGAAGGTCCCAAGAAACGCGGCCCCAAGCCCAAGGAAGCCGCGCCGGCAGCCCCCGAGAACGGCCAGACAACGATGGCCCCCTTCCGCCCCGAGGCCGCGCCAACCTTCGGCATCGAGCAGCCGGCAGCACCGCCGGCTGATCTGGCCAACGATCTGAACGCTTTCTTCAAGTCATGACCTTCCAGTCCCGACTCCAAAAATGCCAGAAGGATGGCAACCTCACGGTTGCCGATCTGGCTCGCTGGTTCGATCGCCCACATCCGACCATGAGATCCTGGGTGGAGCAGGGGGTCGAACCAGGGGCGGGGCCGATGGATGCAGCGATGGCATGGGCGACGCTGGACAAGTTGGAGAAGCTGATCGCGAAGAACTCCAAGTTCCCGGTGCCGCGCCTGTCGCCGCGCAAGCGCATTGCATATCTGAAAGAGCTTCGGGCGCTTTCGACAGGTTAGCAGGGAGATTTCGATGGATGCGACGATAAAAAAGAAATGGGTTAAGGCCCTTCGCAGCGGTCGCTACAAACAGACCGACAGTCAACTCTATGATGCGCGTATCGACGCCCATTGCTGCCTCGGCGTGCTGTGTCGCGTGGTCCGCGCAGAGCGAGACGGTGAAGCCTTTATCTGGGACGGCGAAATCGACGCGCTGGAACTGCCACTCCCGTTGCTAGCGCATGTAGGAATGGATGGCGCGCAAATGGGCGAGGTTGCCAAAATGAACGACGATGGCAAGACATTTAAGGAAATAGCAAACTATATCGAACGCCAACTTTAGCGGCGACAAACAACAAGTATGTCGCCAACTTAGAGGTAGGAGGACACCATGAAGTTCAAGACCGCAAGAGAATTGAAGATCACTGCCGGGGAGCGCAATGCTCTAATTGCCGTTTTAGACAAACTCGAAACACGAAAAATTCCAGCAAAACTTTTTGATATGGGAACCAGCGGCGCGCCAGAATGCGGAGTCCCCGGCTGCATACGGGGATGGGCTCGGACAATTGTTCCACATGGCTTCGAGGGACTTTCAGATAAGAACCCGACTTTCGCGCTTTTCTATCCGAGCGCCAAGAAAGGGTGCGACCCGTATAGCGCGAAACGCAATCATGCTGCGAACGCTCTGCGTCGATTCCTGAGAACCGGAAAGCCAAACTGGCACCTAGCGATGCGCGCTGCGTGAGCGACTGATACGGAAACAGCAGGGAGATTGGAAGTGAAAGACCCCGCCATTTATGACGTTCCGACGGTTGAGGAACGCGATGAAATGCTAAGGCAGGAATATCCCGAGCCCCTTGCCTATTTGCGCGAGGTTGATGCTGGCACTGACAATGCGTGCTGGATTGTATGTGCGCGAGGCGACCGAGGTGGGGTTCCGGTTTATCGGCATCCCAATTCGGTCATTGCGATCTACCACGAGCGCGGGCGATGGCGAGCCGAGTGTGCGCTTGTCCCCGAACTCAATGTGTCGTCCAAAACGCTCTGGTCGTTGCTACATGCTATGCGCGACAGAGTAGATCACGTCGTAGAGAGCGCCGTCACAACTGCCAGAATTATGAGACAGGAGTTTAGTCGCGGCGACATGACGCCAGTCCAAGTAGCATGGCTGGAGGACAATCCAAACTATGAGCCAGTCGGGAAGCCACGCCCGGATGTTCGGTTTGTCTCTTGCGGCACGCTATACGCCGATGGCCGGTTTGATCCGATGGCACCAATGAAGGTCATCAGAATAGAGCCGGGATCATTTGGCGTTGGCATCCGTGTCCATCCGCAAACGTAGCCGAATAATGACAGATTAGTGCCTAAAAACAGGAGGGTAGAATGGCCGAACGGACGATTGAAATTCCAGAGATCAAATTGGACCGAATTACCGTCAAGGTGGTCGGCACCAGCCCGCTTTTGACTAATCGATTTGGCGAGAATGCCATCACGTCGATTGAGAACAAGCAGCAAAAGAAAGCCAAGGGCGTCAAGGAAGCCCGCGACCCGCACGCTGAGTTTGTTGAAAAGCTGCACGTCATCAAGGCGGGCAAGACTGATCTTGACGGCACGTTCGGCTATCCGTCCATCGGCATCAAAAAGTGCCTCGTGGTTGCCGGCGGACGGTTCGCCGACGAAAAGATGACGCACCTTCGCGGCGCCATCAATATCCTGGGCAGCTTGATCGAAATCAAATCCCCGCCGCCGACCATGCGAACCGACACCGTGCGCCTCCAAGGTGGCGTGACCAGCATCGCCTATCGGCCCTCGTTCTGGCCGTGGGAAATGGAAATCCCGGTTGTGTATAACGCGGGCATCATCGGCCCGGCGCAGATTCTCAACCTTTTCCAGATTGCCGGATTCGCGGTAGGGTTCGGCGCATGGCGCCCCGAGCTTAACGGCGTGTTCGGCCAGTTCGTTTTGAAGGATTCCACCGAAGTCCATTCGAAAGTGCGGGCCAAGGCGGGATAAAACACAAGAGCAGAGTCGATTTGCTATGCGTTGAACCGACCAGAAGACCTCAGACGAGATATAAGAAAAGAGGCCAAAATCCCTGATGTGCTTTGAAAGGACGAGCGGTCAACTGAAATGAAATGTTTGTCCATTTACCAGGAGACTTGCTGAGAGAAGAGCCGATGACAAAACATCCGAAAGCAAATGAATTGTTTGTCCATTTATCATAAGAGCAGAAGCGAGAACCGCCGAGCCGATGACACGCGAGAACCGATGCAAAGACGACACGACCGATGAAATGAAAAGTTTTGTCCCTTTGTCATTTGATAAGAAAAGCTTACATGCGACGACAATGGACAACCGAACAACTGAGAAGAAATGTTTTGTTTGGCCCTTTACCAAAAGAGCCGATTTGAGTTGCAGAGACGCGCGTAGCAATGCCGACACGACAATCGAAATGACATGACTATATCGATCAAAGAATACTTTGCCCTAACTGGATCGTCGTTCTCCAACGACGATGCGCGGGCCATTGGCCCTGTGCTCCAAGAGATTGCGACAGATGGCGATGTGACGGCGGAAGCTGTTGTGCAGGCTGCCCACTCCGCCAACAGCCCGCTACGCGGCTATTTTGAGTGGGACGATAAAAAAGCCGCCCATCAATATCGCGTCGGCCAAGCCAACCACATGATAAACGCTGTGCGCGTGCGCTTTGTCAGCGAAGGCAAGGAATATGCGACACGAGCCTACCGTGTTGCGGTTAAGCAGCACGAAGGCGACGCGGCCGGTTGGGACGAGGACGAGCGGTCAATTGAAATTGTCCGCTCGCCGAACGATGAAATCTTGGCTGCACTCCGCGAAGTGGACGCGTGGCGGGTCAAGTATTCTCATCTTGCAGCGTTTCAAAACGCAAAGTCGTTCTTGGTTCCGATCTTCAATCAGGTGGCCGAGTTTCGCGCAGACTTGGCCGATGCAGCGCCTATTCCAATAAATGGTGCGCTTGGTGAGCTTGTCGAGTGGGTTCAAAAATACAGCAATGAAGAAGCCGTTTCGGCTTCTGCTCTGCTAGGCGAACACATCAAATATATGGCAGAGGCCATCAACGAATCGTGGGAGAGTTTCGGACGCTTCAAGCATGATCCTGCCTTGCGTCGCTCTCTGGTAGAGGAAGAAAATGAAGAATTGCGCGAACGTGTTAGAATGCTTGAAGAAACAATGAACGGCAAAGAACTGTTGCCGCCGGAACTAAAGCTGACTGCAAGCGAGGAACGTGTCGTGTCCGCGTTGCTCTCGCGCGACATCATGTCCAAAGAGGCGATCTTGACTGCCCTTTATTCGGATCGGGCGGATGATGCGCCAGAGATTAAAATTGTGGACGTGTTCGTTTGCAAAATCAGAGCAAAGATTGAACCGCATGGGTTGCAAATTGAGACCCATTGGGGTCGCGGCTATTCGATGTCCCCAGAGAGTAAACAAGAACTGCGCGGCATGATCGCCGCACGTAAAGAGGCTGCGGCTTAAGGAAAGCCGACATACTTCTGCAATGTCGGGAAAACGATGAAGGCAATTTCACTCTGGCAACCGTGGGCGTCGCTTTGGCTATCCGACGCCAAAGTCCATGAGACGCGCCACTGGCCCACTTCGCATCGCGGATGGCTTGCCGTTCATGCCGCCAAGCGCCGGATCGATGATTTCAGCGGCGACCGCCTTGATGAAATCTGTGATGGTATTTGGGGAAATCATTGGGGCCTGGAATTGCCGCGCGGCGCTATCATTGGCGCGGTCAAGATCGTTGCCTGCAAGCCGACAGTGCATGAACTGTTTGGGTGTACAGCAGCGAATGACGATGATCGCGAGTGCGGAGATTTTTCGGAAGGCCGCTATGCTTGGGAGCGCAGCGACTTTCATCTGCTGACCGAGCCAATTCCATATAGGGGCCAGCAGGGGATGTTCGCCATACCCGACGATCTATTTCCGCCGCTGTGGGAGTTGGCGGTTAACTGAGGTACTGTCGGGAGCGTAGCAGCGGCCAAAACCAAGGGCCGCCCGGTGGTCATTCCGAGCGGCCCGATTAAAACTCCAAAACCTTGCAAGATTCTGAAAAGGGATGGGGTTACTTCATGGCCGCCTCCTGGGTATTGCCGTGACCACCGGCAGGGGTAGATCGATCAGAGCAATATACACCCCTCAAAATAATTTGCAAGCCCCTATTGACTTATCCTCTAGCGAGGTTCACGTTACTCACATGAGCGATTTACGCAGGGCAAAAACCAATGCACGCGACTGGCGGGCGTATCTAACGCCAGAGGAAAAGCGCGAACTGGCGCGACTGGATAAGATCATTGCCAAGGCTGAGGCAATGGCAGAGTTACCCCGCCTGCGTCGCGGTCGCATACAAAATCGAGCTACTGTGAGGGCTGGTTATGCGTCTCAATGAACTCATGTCCGCTTACCGCACCGACCCAGTATCGAACTTCGCCAAGCTCGAATACTGCACGCGGCAATACTACGTCCGGCTCATGACACAGATCGAGCGCGCCCACGGCGACGTAGATGTGGCGACCATCAAGGGCCGGACGATCTACGAATGGCATCAGCAATGGAGCGACGGCGGCCGGAAGGTTTCGATGGGCCATGCGCTGATCGGGATGCTGCGCACGCTCGCCAACTTCGGCTTCTTCGCGCTCGATGACGAAGCCTGCCAGCGCCTCGGGCTGCTACTGAGCAAAGGCCGCTTCGCCAACGGCAAGCCGCGAACGGTCCACATCACCCGCGAGCAAGCAACCGCGATTTGCAACGCCGCGCGCCCGCGCCTCCCGATGGTCGGGCTCGCACAGGCCCTCCAATTTGAATGCACTTGGCGGCAGAAGGACGTTCTCGGCGAATGGCTGCCGATTGGCGAACCGGGCCTGTCGGACGTTTGCTCGATGCACCCGCGAAAAGGTCCAATGAAGTGGCTCAAGGGTCTGCGCTGGGAAGAAATCGGCGCTGATTTTGTCGTCCATCACGTCACGAGCAAGCGCAAGAAACTATCCGAGCCGGACCTGACATTGGCGCCGCTGGTCATGGCCGAGCTTGAGCATATGTGGCCGGGATGCTCTGCCGATCGATTATTGCTGCCGGCGAGCGGCCCCGTGATTATCGATGAATACACCGGCTTCCCATATAAAGCCGATGACTTCCGCGAAGAATGGCGGATCATCGCGACCGAGTGTGGCGTGCCGTTGAATGTGCAAAACCGCGACGCGCGGGCCGGTGCGATCAGCGAAGCCATCGCCATGGGCGCCCAGGCTGCGCATGTCCGCGATGCCGCTACACACAGCGACGTATCGCAGACAATGGACTACAGCCGCGCCAGCCGGGAGAACACCCATACCGTGCAGCGGATGCGGATGGAAAAGAGCAGCGAGAAGGTGGCGTGATGACAAAACTTGAAGCCGCCAGACTGGAACTAGAATGTGCCGAGCGCTCATATGCCGCCATGGTCGAATACCAATCTAAGGTGATCGCGGAATTGCAGGCAGCAAACAAAGCCGTGAACGAGGCTTCGACGCGCGAAATAAACGCGCGATATGCTTTACGCGCTCTTGAAACCGTTGTTGCCGAATGATGCGTCGTTACTCGCCAACTTCACGAGGCTAACTATGACCGTCAATCCTCCGCGCTTCACTCCCGCCGACGCCGACCGCGCCTATGAAGAATGGGGCATGAATTGCGGTCCTAGCGCGCTCGCGGCAGTCATGGGCATGACGTTCGATGAGGTCCGGCCGCACATGGGCGACTTTGAGCGCAAGCACTACACCAATCCGAGCCTGATGAATGCCGCGCTGCGAAGCATCGGGCGCCCGTGGCGCAAGATCGGAGCGGAGTGGCCGCGTTTCGGCCTAGCCCGAATTCAATGGGAAGGCCCATGGACGAAGCCCGGCGTGCCGATGCGCGCCCGCTATCGCTACACCCATTGGGTGGGCGTCTGTAAGAGCCAGACCACCGGTATCTTCGACATCAACTGCATGAACAACGGCACCGGGTGGTGCTCCCTGGACGACTGGGTTTTGGTGATCGTGCCGTACCTAACCGCGCAATATCCGCGCGCCACCGGCGGCTGGCACATCACGCACGCAATCGAAATTGAGAAGGCCGGGAAGATCGCACGCACCGTGCTTAGCTTTCCAGGCGATCCCGATCTTGAACTGACGGCAGCAGAGTAACACGGGGTTAATCGGGAGCGAAAAATGAGCCACCGTCTGCATCCACGAAAAAAAGACTTTGTAGGTCGCACCATCAAGCGGGTGGATTCGAGCGCCTGCAATATCTGGCGGTTTGAATTTGAGGACGGCGGAATAATCGCCCTTGAAGTGGATGCACTCGGTCATGGCCTTTATGGGCTTGTCGTCTGCGATGAATGTGCCCGCGAAGTAAAGGCGGCATAGCAATGGGACTGAAAACAGAACTGGATGAAGGTAAGCGCCTTCTCAATCTTGCGGAGCGTTCGCACGCTGAAACCGGGCATCAAGGCGAAGCTACTCAGTGGTATCTCAGGGCAATTGCTCATTTGCTTGTAGCCCTATGCGAAAGCAAATCAGAAAACAGCCGACAGTCAGGACGTATGTCGCCATGAGCGATGACCCATTTGGCCTAGACAAAATCAATGCTGCAATCGCGGGCGCAAAGCCCGACGATGAATATCGCACGATGGCCGGCGCCGCGATGGCGTTGCAGCCTTGCGCTCGCCACTGCACCGTCTGTGAAGGCTACGACCACCACTGGCTTGCGGAGTGCGACAGCGAAGGCGAGCCAATTATGGTCTGCAAACACTGCGAGGCATGGCGAGAAATGACCGACGCCGACATGCAAGATGAACTGGACGACTAACCGCCGAACAGCATGGAGAAAATTATGGGTGCGGGATTGAGACGAGCAAGAGACGCGGCGCTGGCAACGCAAAGACACCATAACAAAGAGCGCTTGGCTTGCGCTGCCATCATCCGCAATGAGGAAACTCACAGCGGCGGCTTTAAAGAGCATTGGAGGATTCGCGCCTCTCTCGGCGATGAAAATCCCACGACCAGCAATCTGCACGACACTGAGGGTTTCCTGACGACAACCGGACGGTTTGTCACTCGGGACGAAGCACGGCAGCTCGCTATGGATTCGGGCCAGATCGGCAGAGAATGGCGCGACGCTAGCCGCAAGCTGCTTTCCTCCGACATCACTTGGTGAAGTAGCCGACATACCCGTCCAAAGCAGGGAGAAAAACGTGGTTGACCTTTTCAAGATCGAAGATCGCGGCAACGGCTATCGGTTTGCAACGTGTCCCGAACATCCCGGCTTTAGTGCCATGCTCAAGCCCGGCGAGATATGGGTTGCCGACGATCACATCCGCGCGCTCGTTACTCTGATCGGCCTCGATGCTGCGGCTGCTGAACGCGAACGCTGCGCCAAGATCGCGCGTTTCGCTGCGGCGTACTGCACAACGGACCTAGCCGCAGGAACGGCAAGAGCAATCGCCGAAGCGATTGAAAATGATGCAATAGGCGCTAATCAGTAGGCTGTCGGGAGAAAACCATGACGACCACGAGAGACGACATTACCGATTGGCTTCATCGAGGCCAAGCCAAGGGCGCGACTCATGTCCTGGTCGTATGCGACACTTTCGATTGGTCCGACTACCCCGTGTTCGTGATGCCGGGAGAAGATGCCCGCAAGCGCGCGGACGAAAACAATGGACCAAACATGACCAAACTCATGGAGGTCTATAAGCTATCGGACGATTGGCAGACGCAACTCGATCAGCGTCGCTGTTTCAACTATTAACATCACAACAGCAGGAGACTTAAATGGCGCAAGTCAGTGAACAGAAAACCGAACAGATCATCGTGGACCTCGCGAGTTCGGATGTTCGATCAGCCATCATCGTAGCAGCGAAGCATTATGGCCGAGTGGGGAAGAACCGCAAGATACTCTGGGCGCACCGGGTCATGTGCGAACTGGTAAACGGCCCCTGTCCGCCTGACCATGAGGCAGCGCATTCCTGTGGGCGAGGAAAGTTCGGATGCGTTCACCCTAAGCATCTGTCTTGGAAAACGCGAACACACAATCAACTAGACCGCGCCCAACATGGCACAAAATCTCTCGGCTATTACAAACATCGGCCGAAATTAACGCCAGACAAAGTGCGTGAGATACGAGACATGAAGGGAACAAAAACTCAGCGCGAGATTGCCACGCAATTTGGCGTCACTGACGCAACGATCAGAGATATATACGCCGGCAAAAGCTGGGCACACGTTCAATAACCAAAGGAGCTGGGAATGACCATCGAAGATGTTACCCCCGAGGAAACGGTCAAGATCGCCGGTATCCTCGAAACCAAAGTAGCGCAAGCATTTGCGGATCGCGCACAATTCAAGGCCGAAGCCGAATCTCTGCGGGTTGCGCTTGATGCAATGGCTATGGAACGCGACTACTGGCGGAATCGCACCGAGGAAAGCGAACGCGACCGGGATGAACATGGCGAGTGCGAAGAATTCATGCACAAGCAGTGGGAAAGCGTGGCTGCGATTGCAAAAGAAACCATAGCTCGCAGGACAGAACGCCGCCGGAAACAGGTCAGGTTGGCCGCTTTGGGCGATGATCCGCCGCCGAGCGTGGTGGTGTTCAACCGGAATCCTTCTTGATCGCAATATCCCACACCTTGACCAGGACCGGCCTGTTGCATTTCGGGCAATCGTAATAGTGCAGCGCCTCGGGCTTGGTATCGTGCGCTACGATCCTGGCCTTTGGTATGGCGGTCCCGCAGATGGGGCACTTGCCGTTGGCGGGAAGCTCGATGGAACTCATGGCTTCTTGTCAAGTCTGGCCTCAAGTTCTCCCGTTGTTGGTCGCGTCTGTTCGATGTAATCGAGCCGCTTCTCAATGCGGTCAACATCGCGATTAAAATCCGTCTTAAGTCCTTGTGTATCTCTGATGGCATCCTGCCGCAGTCTCTCAATTTGTTCTTTGGTGTTTTTGCTGAATTCTTCATGCTCTCGAATGGAAAGAGACTTATCCAATGCCCTGGTTAATGCGACCAATACAGAGATCGCCAATGCTCCAATTGCAATGACGAGCTGATAGTCCATCAGCCATGCGGTCTTTCAAGCCCGCGAATGCGTTGCTCGTGGTCTTTGGTTATATCTTTTAGCTGCATGTCAATGTCGGATTCGGTCCTGATATGATCGTCCAGTTTGGTGGTGAGAACGCCCAAGTCACGCGATGCGCTCTGCTGGGCATCATTGATCTTGCCGATCGCCGTCCACTGCAACTGGATGCCGGTTTCCGACTTGGCCTTTACGTCCGACAGAACGCCCCACGCCAACCAGATGGCTGCCGATGTCGTGGCGCCAATGATTGTAATTGCAAGACGAAAAACCCATGCCGTTGCCCGCTCTTTAGTTGCGACAAATTCCTGCAACGTCATGCGTAGCCTCCATCCTTGCGTTGAGAGTTTCTGCAACACGCATTGTCATCCTTTAGTACCGGTACGAAAGTATGGGGGCTGGTCAGGCCCCCATCCGAAAGGATCACTGCCGGCTAAGACAGGCGGCTAGAAACCGCAACACGAAACCTGCAAGAATGAGCCCTACAACGATGTCAAACGCAATCTGCATGGCTCAGTACTTGAACGGCACAGACAGCGTGGCGCCGACGAACTGCACGTTCTTGTTGGTCGTCAGGCCAACGTTGTTCTGGTTGTTACCGTAGATGTATTTGATGTCGAGCAGGATCGGCCGCGTGGTGTTGGGAAGCAGATAGCGAGCGCCCGCGCCACTGGTCCAGAAGCTCTTGGTGCCGAGCGATGAATTACCGAATGGCTGGGCCGGGCCGGTGCCGAAGTAGAGCGAAATCAGGTCTGATGCCAGCGCGCTATTGATGGTGACGGGCTGCGCGCCACTGCCGAACAGGTCGCCCAGGCTTCCGCCCGCCTCGAACCAGAAGATATCGAGGCCGCCGGTCTGTGCGACGCCAACGCCGTTGACGCTGGAAGGCGCCCCAAAAGACCAACCCGCCAGGTTTTCGACGCCGAGGAACACGCCGCTATTCCAGTATTGGCCGCCGATCGTTCCAGCGACCATGCCACCGTTCGAGAACACCGAATTGCTGATGCCCTGCCCGATGATATCGACGTTCGAGCCCTGCCCGAGCAGGGTGATACCGCCAAACAGAACGGAGCACTGGTTCGTTGTGCAGAGCACCGGCTGGGGCGCGAGGGGAGGGGCCTTAAGGGGGAGGTCGGCTGCGAATGCCGAACCAGTGAGCGCCGCTAGGGCAAGAACGAAAAGCAAGCCACGCATGTCAACTCTCCTGAATGTGGTGCATTTGCCCTCGCAAGATGCCACAACTTGGTGTGGTAAGTCCGCCACACTCAGCAACCAAATTCAACCGCCGCCGTCTGGCCCGCGCCCCATGGCGAAAAGCACCAAGGCCGGGATCAGAAACATCGCCAAAGTTAAAAGTTCGTTAGCCATGTTGCGCAGGCGCCGCTGCCTTCGCCAACAGCGGTCCAAGTTCTTCAACCAGTTTGATGATGTCCTGAACACCGGGATCTTTTTCCAGGCGTTCGATGGTTTGTGCTGCTGCCGCTAGCCGGGAGGCGTAGGGCAGGAATTGGAAGATGGCTGAGAGGTCCATTATGCGGCCTTTTGTGAGACCGCCTGAGCGGCTTGCACAGTGGAAACCACCTTATCGCTGGGCGCCGCCTTGGCCACATCTTCTGTGGTCAGCATGGCCTTGACCTCGGGAAGCGACGCCGCCGCGTCAATGCGGTTTTGCGTGGTCATGCCGTACCCGCTCAACAGCGTGGTAAAGCCGGTGCCGAGGAAAGCGATGAAACCTGCGTAGGCAAGAGCTGCCGGGATCCAGCCTTCAGGAACCATATTGGTGAGGTGGACAGTGCCCTGGGTGATGCCAACGCATACGAACACCACGAGCTGGATGATGAACCGCGTTCTGGGACTGAAACTCATGACGTTGCTCCTGTTGCCATCTTGAGGGATTCCGCACCGATTTTTTGCGACCGCCGTATCCAATCGGTGCCAAAGTATTTGAATGTCGAAAGCGAACGATAGTAAGCTTCGCGCTCGGCTGTGAAGGCGTTGACGATCGCTGCCGGGTTGGCAATTGCCGCAACCGCTTTATCGGTATTCGACCCCCACGCGCCATCCGCGGTAATGCCCAGTGCCCGTTGCAGCAAAATGGTGGATGTCCGCGGGCCGGCGTTTACGTTCTCATCGAACACGCACATATCGACACCGGCCGGGCACTTCGGGCAATTAGGTTGCCAATACGAGCCATCGTAAATGGCCTCACCTTGGACCTGAGTTATCTTACGCACATCGACCGCCGGCAATCCCTGCTGTCGCAGCCACACGTCGTACTCATTGCCCGTGATGCCGCATTGAGTTTCGCCGCCCGGATCGTGCGGATCGTCATCGAAGTTGCGCGGGTTAGACCAGTCCGCAGCCGTCCCCGTATGGACGTTGCATTCCTGCTGCATCGTAAACGGTAGGCAGATCGAGAAGCGGTCGGTCATGTCACTGAATCCCATACACGAAGATCGAACCAGAGGCGATATTACCAGAGTCCATCAGGACTTGGAAGCCATCAACGACACCGGGGGTATTCCAATAGCCGAACCCCGTGCTAGTACCGGCAAGCCCACCACCATCAAGATAGCCACCGTAGGTAACTACGCTTATCAGTCCGCTGATTGACGGAGTTGTAATCGTGACGGTACCGGTAAATCCAGGTGCGGCATTTTGTAGAGCCGCGGCGTTGGCATCGGACGGGTAGGAAAGCGGAATGTACGTCGTCGGGTTGCCACCCGCACAGGTACTGTTCGCGCAAAAATTTTGCGAAGTGATATAGCCCGTAGCCTGGTAGGAACCGCTGGAGTGAACTTGAATTTCCAGGATTTTTTCATTGCTCGCCGGAACGATATTATGAAAACGAAGCTCATAAGATGTATAGGTGCCATTAAGCGGACACGAGCCGGATGTGGGCGAGGCGTTGTTAAGGGACGTGGAATTGCTGGCGGTGATGGTGCAGAGATAGGCCATCGAATTAGTGCTTGCTGTCCATGCCGGGAGCCCGCCAGCCACGGCGAGCTGTTGGTTGGTCGAACCGATCGGCAACCGGGCAAGCTGACCACCCGAATTGCGGTAGTAGATGTCGCCGGTCGCGTCCGATCCAAGCCCCATGGTCACGCCGCCCAGCGTGTCGGTCGAGGAAACGATGGTCTTGTTGGTCAGCGTGTCGGTCGTCGCCTTGCCGGTCAGCGTGTCCGTTGCGTCGGGCAGTGTGAGGGTCTGGGTGCCGAGTGCGCCGGTTGGCGGTTTGAGGCAAATCGAGCCTGACGTTGCGTTGGTCACACAATATTGGCCGACGATAGTACCATTGCCAGCGATTACCCCCCCGCTCCCGGCACGAAGATTAATCGCTCCAGCGCTGCCGGTCGCAACATTAACGTTGTTAGTTGTAGAATCGTTGGCGACGAGATTTAGATCGCAGCCAGCGCTGGCTTCGAAAAACGCTTGTCCGGTATTTACCAGCCAATCATACGCGCAGACACCGCCAAAACTCCAGTTCACATCTGGTGTGGTCGCCCCCGGAGTCACGCTATGGGCAAGAACCGTTTCGGACCAATAGACGGCGGAAGCGCCGGTACTGTCTTGGTAAAGAAGTTGGTACTGAAACGGGTTATCATTTACTGCGGCATTGCGTCCTGCGACGAACGAATTATCCGAACGATAAAGCGCACCGGTCAATTCATTGATCGGGAAAGTCGTGATTGTCGTGTGCGTCGAGTTGATACCGCTAAAACTATTTCCGCCTGCGGTTGGATTGGCGGACCAGATAGGGTCAAACCCCATCTGCGCGTTACCAAGAAATACGGCTGTGATCGCACCATTGTAGGTGTTTCCGTCCGGGCAAGTGCCGTTGACGAGTGATTTGAAAATCGTGTTTGCTTGTGCCGCCGCCGCTAGACCGGTTGCGATGCTATTATTGGTATCGCCCGGCTGGACCGTGTATGTCACAGTCGCAGTTGTTGAGCCAATCGTGTAGGTAAACCCTGGCTGTTCGGTCGCTGTAGGCGTCCCAGTAACAGTCAGATCTTCATCGCCGATACCGCAATGACCGCTGGTGAGGTTGAACGACCATGCACCATTGCTGGGTTGCTCCCCGTACATAGTCAGCATAGGGTTACCGAGCGAATCGGTAATGACACCGGTATTTGTCGCACTTGGAGTTTTTATAAGGAGGCTGTTACCCGACGATTCAGCAATCGACGCGTCTGGCGTCCCACTGACGTTTTTCCACCAAACGCCATTTGATGTGCCATTCAGTAAAACCAGCGGCGCGCACTCTTTCAGGAGCGTGCCGGTTGTATTGCCCCAGCAGGCGCCGTCGTTGATGATCGTGGTGACCGGCCCAATCACGCCGCTCGTGGAAAAGGGAAACTGGTATATCGTACCATTGAGGCTGAGCGAGAGAGGCAGTGCCGTAGCCGAGCCGAAGTTCTGCACGGTGATCGTGGCGCCGCCGGCATTGGTCGCGCCCAGGCACAGCTCCTGCGCCGCTCCTGACGTAGACAAGGCACTCCAGGCGCAGATCGAGGGGCCGTTGTAGACGGTGCCGATCGAGGTGAGAAAGGGAATTGCCGCGGTTCCGCCGTCCTGAAGAACGCCGTTCGTTGTCCACGCGCCGACATGCGTAGGAGTGACGTTACCTCCCTGCTTGACCGGCGCACCATTTTGCGCCAGCGCGGGCGAGCAGAATAGCGCAACAATAATGCTAAGGAAGCGGTTCATAAAAAACCGTGATGTTGGCCGTTGCCGGCGCGCCTTGCGGGTTCTGAACTCGAAAATAGATCGCGGTATCGCTCAGCGCCATCGTATTGGCGTCGTTTAAGCTTAACGCCTGCATGTTATTGTTGGTGTCGATCGATCCATTGGTCACAGTAATAGCCGTTCCACTTGACACGATGGCAAACCCCCCGGCCGCCGGTTGCGTGTAAACGCTACACGTCGCCGTCGTCAATGTCCCTGATGCGCCCGAGATAAATATTACCGAAGGCCGCCACCGCGTAAACCCAACCGGCAAATTGATCAGAATCTGGTTGTCGGAACTGGTCAGGTTGAAGTTGACGTTGAGAATGTCGGAGCGGAAAAAGGCTTGCGTATTATTGAAGCTGACGCCCGAATCCTGGATCACGCCATCCGTGGTCCAGCTCGCGAGGTGCTGGGGGGTGATATTGTTGCCGGACTGAAGGACCGGGTTGCCGCTTGGCATCAGAAATTCCACCCATAGACGGCGCTGCGCATATTGGCGAGTATCGCTTGATAGGATGCGTTGAGATCGGCGGGCCAGATGCCGGCTTCGCAAAAGAAGTTTCCGGGTAGTATAGGACTGCCGGCAACGCCAGTCGCCATGACTTCCTCTGTGCTGCTTAAAGCGGTCGTACCATTGGTTGACGTACTGGTATTTGCGCTACTATCGACAGCAAACAATGGCGCCGACGCACTGGTTATCCCAAGCATGGCATGAAACGCGCCATCTGCTGCGGTCAACGAAACCGCAGTCGTGGCATCATAGGCAACTGTATTGGCCGCGGGGGTCCAAGTGTGGCGTCCGATATTCGCGCCGTTTGTAATTATCCTCTGTGCGGTAGTGACGTTGTTAGTTCGTTCTCCAACAGCCGTTACTGTATAGGGAACAGCCTGTGTGATATTTCCTGCACTGACCAGATATCCAGCCCCGGTTCCGACCGCACACGGCAATCCATTCTGTGCGCTAAGCGTTAGCCCCGGCATATTGGCGAGCGTCGCCTGTACGACGTGATTGCCGTTGCCGGTCTGGTCGTAGAGCTTGGCGATGCTACATCCAATGTGCGTCACCGTGCAGAACGTTGTCACGCTGACAACAGGTGCGCCGGTAGGACAAACGACGGCACTCACATTGGCAAAGCCGTTCGTACCGACTTTGATCGTGCACGTCGCCAATCCCGTCGCGGTGTCCACTATGTCGGTGAGCGGGCTTTGCGCGGCGGCGTAGGCTGCGTTGTACGCACGACCCGCACTGTAGAACGCGATGGCGCCAGAAGTTATGTCGCCGGGGCCTTGAAAACCGGCAGGTGTTCCGCTCTTAGGTGCCGTCCCAACACCCATCAGCAGCAAGTCGCTCTGCGCATGCGCGCCGACGATGCCAAGCAGGAGCGTGGCGACGAGCAGCAACCGGTTCATTTGCTCTGATAGCCTTGAGCGTTGCAGTAGGTATTGGTGATACCGCTCGACGGTGTGTAGGTGAATGCTGCGTTGGCGGCCACGACAAGCGGGTTTGAAAATACGGCATTATTGCCGCCACCGCCGCCGTTGTTGGGAATCACCAGAACCGTCGATACTGTATCGCTGAGCGTCACATGGATGGCCGTCGTGCCGGCATCGTCCCGCCCGCACTGCACGCCGGTAATCCGCATTTTTATCCCGGCGCCTTGCGCGGCGATGATCGTTGTTGCGCCTGAGCTGGTCGTCATACCAGTGCCTGAGATGAGATTGCCGAGCGCTGCGGCATTGCTCGGTTGACACGGCACCCATTGCGATCCGGCCCCACCATTGGGATCGAGGCACTGCATCTGAACTGGCTGCTGTGCCCAAGCAGCGGTAGAAGTAAACAGCGCAGCAAGAAAAACCAGAATCCTGATCATGCCCGCCTCACGATCGCATTCGCTGCGAGAACGAACAGTGCGTACATGCCGCACAGGATCAATTCCTGCGGATCGAGCGTCGATCGGCTCATGTACAACCAAAAGCAGGAACCGACCGTGATCAGCGTAAAACACGCTGACAAGGCGATCAACGCTCGCTGCGACAGAGCCTTCAGCCCCATCATCAGCATCGCCATGCCGGCATCGGACTTATCCGACTGCTCAGAATCAGTTTCGGGAACGACTTCGAGTTTGAACGGCTCTGCCATTCCCTGACTCCTCGATTTGCGAACGCATATCGTCCATGGTCGGGTCGCCCCCCGAATCGGGAGACTCCTGGCCGGCGGCTTTCTTCAGCGCGGTATAGTAGGGACCGATCGCGCGTAAGGCGTCTATCCGCTCTTGCAGCGGAGTAGCGTCTTCTAGCGCCTTCTGAGCGGTAGTTTGCACCAGTTTCTCGATATCGGCGAGGGTGGTCATTGCAGCATCGTGTTTTGGTTTGGCGTCTGGAATTGCGATTCGCCGACGCCCGCGCCCATCGCGCCGCCGATCTTCATGCGCCGCTGCACCAATTCCTTGACCATCTCGCGTGCCCGATCGTCACCCTTAAGCCCCTTCTCGATCCAACGCAAGAATGCGGGGTTGTTCGCGATGTTGGTGACAAACTTGAAATACTTGCCCAACACGTAACGGCCACCAGCATCGGCAAACGGTATCTTGGGCAGATATTCGCCACCTTTTCCGATGATACTGGACCACGGATGCTCGACCTTGGACATCGCCGCGAGGCCGCCGGCCATGCTCTGACCCATGCTGCCGCGTGTGCCCATGAGAAAGTCCATCTCTTTCGCCAGCGTCTTCATCTGATCGAGGCTGACGCCGGGAAACATGATACGTTGCACTTCCTCGGAAACCTTCGCCAACTTGCTACTCGGCGTCAGCGTACCAGTGAGCAGCTTTTGCGCCCACGTCTGGCGCAATAGGTTGAATTCAGGCGAACTCGGCCCAAACTTAGAGGCAGCGGCAATAATCAAATCCTCGCTGCCGAGAATCTTGTCCACAGCCTCGGACGCGCCAACCGACTCATCGTAGAGGAAGTCGAGCGCATTGTTGGTCTTCAAATTCTTGCGCGCGGTCTGCTTGGTCGCTGCAAGTTGCCGTTCGATACCCTTCATCTCACGGGTCAAAGTGCCCAGCGGGTCCTGCTTGGCGGCGGCCTTGGCAGCCTCGCCTGCGGCACGCGCGGTCTCGATCACATCACGAATCGTGTCGCCGGGACGAACCGGAATGTTCAGGCGCCCAGCCAACGCCTCGATGTTCTGCGCCTGCTGAAGCAATTTCTGCGTGACTTCTTTGCCGTGAACCGCTTCCAGCATCCCGCTGCGGTAGCGCTCCAGCACTTGTGACACGAACCGCTTGCCGTCGATCTCGCCCGTGACCGACTTGGATTGTTCCAGCATCTCGCGCACGTCGGCCGCCTTGACCCCGGCCCACAGGTTGGGACCGACCATCTCGGACACTTTCCTCGTCAGATCCGAGCGGCCTTCCTTGACGATGGTGTCGAACAGCACTTTCGGATCAGCGGGCAGACCGGCGTCTAGGCCATCCATCACCGCCTGGATGCGCTTGTCGTTGAACGCACCCATGTTCTCGCGATAAAAGTTGTCGGCTTCGCGGAGCTGCTTGGCCGCTGCCTTCAACTCGGGCACGGCGTTTGCATCATTAAGGATTTCATCGACGCGATTAGCAAAAAACTTGAACGTGCCTTGCTTCACGTCGGGCGTCAGGTCGAGGCGGTTATAGTTCTGCCGCATCACCGAACGCAGATTATGCAACTGCGCCCACGTCGGTTGTGCCGGTTCGCGAACAACCTTGCCTTCCTCGTCCACTTCGCCCGCCATGTCGCGGAGCTGCTTGATGATGGTCGGATACTTGCCCTCAAAGCCCTCCGGCAACTGATCGAGAAATGCCTGCGCGCGTTCTGGCAGGCCGCTAATGTCCGGCTTCAACCCGCCGGCCAGCGAGTCCGCTTCGGAATACATCTTGTTGGCGCGGCCCATGATACCGGCGCGCACCTTCTGTATTTTCTCGGCAACCTGCTGCCAAAGGGTTCCGCCATTATGTCCGGCCTTAACGGCATCCATCGCGGCTTGGCTGGACTTGTCGATCTCCTGGAACCCGGCATCGATCACCCCTTGCGCCGCCTTGCGCGCCTCGGCCGCCGCCGTTTCGAGCTGCCGGGTTTGCGACTCCTGCGCTGCGACGCGCTCCTGCATCGAGCCAGCCAGGTTTGCGCGCTTAGCTTCGAGCGCCTGGCGCAATGCTTCATCCGCCTTGCGCAACTCGTCGCGCGTGCGACCCAGCACAGCCTCGCCCGCTCGCTCGGTGGACACTGCCGCCTTCGGATCGGTCAGCGACTTGACGTTGGGAGGCCCAGCATCGCCGGAAAGCGTGTTGAGGATATCCTTACCCGACTTCTCGTAATGCTCGGTCGCCGATTGCAGCAACGGGTCCTGGGTGCGAAACGCAGGATCGAAGCGCTCGGACACGTTGATGACATGCGGCGCCTCTTTCATGTGGGCCGATGGCGGCACCATGACGCCCTTGTCCCGCAGGGCACTGGCTTGTGAGATATTTTCCGGCGTCTCGCCTAAGAAATCGCCCACTACCTTCGGCAGTGCATTCTTGACCGCGCCCTTAATGGCAGGCGCTGCCGCCGCCAAGCCGCGCCCGGCAGCCGTGCCGACCCCGCCAAACAGGCCAGCCATGCCCAGCTCGCCCGCTTCCTCGGTCTTGGTTCTATCGTACACGCCGGCCAGTTCCAGGATCGCGTCGTTGAAGCCTTGCCCGGCAGCACCGCCGGCAGCACCGCCGGCAATCGCACCAACTGTTGCGCCTGCTGCCGTACCTGCTCCGGGCACGACCGACCCGCCTATGCCGCCTGCAATCCCGCCGCCAATCTCGCCTGTGATTGAACCAGCGACGGGCGCCGCCTGCGAGGTGATAAACGACATCGGCGACTTGTTGTAACCGCGCGAACGGCGCAAGGTGCCGTCCTCATCGACGTACATCTCGCCGGTTTGCTTGTTGGTCTTGACCTTGCCGGGGTAGCCGCGCTCCAGCGCTTTCTTGCGCTCGGCGTCGTTCACGCTCATGTTATAGAGCGTTTGAGTGGTGAAATCGAGGTCTTCGTACTTCGGCGACGTGCGCGAGTTGCCCTCGGGGTCGATGTACGGCACGCCTTCGGGGAGCGCGGCATATTCGTCCGCGTCCTTCACCCGATACGGCTTGGTCCGCTTGTTGCCCTTGGGATCGAGGTAGTCGGTGCCGGCAGCGATCTTCTCATAGGAATCGGCATCGGTCACGGCTGGAGGCGCTTTCTCCAGGTCCGCGGTGACGCCTTCGGGTCCTACACTGGCAAGATCAACCATAAATCACTTTTGAATAGGGTCGTTTTCCCAAGGCTTGTCTTCGGTCACGGGTGGCGGGTCGGCAACGGCAGCACCACCCATCTGCGCCTTGTCGCGGTCACGGATCGTCGTCAGTCGCTCCTTGATCTCTTTCATCGCACGCAAAGTGTTCGCCGTGGTGTCGCCCATGTTCAGGCCAGCGATAATATCGCTGATTTTACCGGCCTCAATCGACAGCGGGCGCCCAGTCTTCTGGTCGAGCAACAAGCGTGGCCCCATGACTTGCAATTGCTCAATGTCGCGCATCATCTGCACACGGTCGGTGTTGTTCGAGCCCAGGATATTGCCAACCCGCTCGCCCATGCGCGTCGCGCGACCGGCCACACCAGCAGCGCCAGCATACTTATTCAGCGTCTTGTCAATACCATCGATAATCTTGAGCGCATCGTCATACTGGCCGAGGTGCGATTCCAGATCGACGCGCTTATTGCCGGTGATCGGAGGCGCAGCGGCAGCTTTTGCTTTCTTGATGGCATCCTCGCGCGACATGCCTTGCTTGACGTATTCCTCGACGAGCTGCGTTTCCTCCTTGGCCATCGACGGAACGCCACCGTGGCCGAAAAATTTGGCTTGAGACACGCCCGCAACCGCCTCGTTGAGCTTTTTCTGCTTCTCTGCGCTCGACAAATCAATGAAACCTGGTTCTGACATCACGGTTATGATCGCCTGCTGTTCCGGCGTCTTCGGTCCAGGCTCCGTAATCGTCTCAGCAATTCGCTTAGCCTCCACCAGCTTCATCGGGTCCTTGCTATCGCCGCGCAACGCCGTCGCGATCTGGAGTTCGAGATTATTCTGCTCCAGCCGCTTGGTCGCATCCGCCAACTCGACCTTCGACTTCGCCTTGGCATCGATGGCATCGAGCGCCTGTGCGTCCATGCCGTTCTCCAACAGAATTTGCAGCCGCTTGTCGTTGAACCGCGCCGCCAAAGCCGTCGCCTGCGCCCGCCACGACTCCATGTTCTTCGAGCGAAGGTCGCCGATCTGGTTGAACTCGTGTTCCTCGATATCGAGGCGCTTCAAGGTCAGGTTCGAGTTCTCCTTCCAGGCATCGAACGCCTTGTGATAGTCCTCCATCTTGCCCTGGTTGATCGCGTTCATCGCAGCGGCACCGGCATTGAGCGCGGAGTTCATCGGCATGGCCGTGAACGCGGAAGCCAGCATCGAGATCACGAAGCCCGGCGAGCCGAACTGTTCCCAAAGATTGGTTTCCCGCTTCGCCATCTCCTTCTCGGCGTTCCACGGCTTGAGATCGTCCATGGTTGCGCCTTCGGCGCCCAGCATTCGCTCCTGGCGCTGTGCGTAAGCATCGTCCTGCCGCTTCTGGATCGCAGCCATGCCGCCCTCGGCGCCGATCTTCTGCTTGGTCAGCGCGAGGTCGGCCTTGGTGATGGCGTCATACTGCGCGTCGCTGCCGCCGGTCAGGTCGTCGAGGCTTTTTGCCGGCCCGCCTGCGGCGGGTGAATCGCCTTTACCCGTAGCTCCGCTCACCACTGGAAGCGGCGGGGGAGAATCCGGTACGTCAAAAGCCGGTTCAGGCACGTTCAAAATCCTCCCAGCGCACGGATTTAATGCCCGCTTTCTGCCGCGCCTTAGTGAATTGGGCGGCGTATCTGCACGCCCGAGCACGTTCCGACAACAAAGCTTCTGCCGCCGCCCCGGTTAATCCAAGGTCGCGCTCTATGTACGCTAGTTGGTATCGACGCCACTGTTCGTTCATCCCGTACTCACAAGGCTAAACTTCTGACCGCCCGATTGCCCGCCGTTGATCGCCGCGGCGAAGTTCGAGATGGCCTGCGACATCGACTGGTTCAGTTCTTGGTTGAGCTGCGAAATCTGGATCGGGATTTGCGCTTCAAGCTGCGTCGCGCTCAAGCCTTGGCTCAGCAAGTTATTCGCCGTCGTGATCATCTGGTTGCCGGCTGTTGCCAAGGTGCTTTCGAGCGAGGTCATCAACTCGTTCTTCGAGTTATCGACCGCGGCCAGGTCTTGCTGAAGCTGCGAGTTCTGCTTCGGGTCGGTGGACATGCCACGCGAGGCGTAGCCCTGGATGATGCCGGCCTTCTGGCTCGCGATGGTCTGATCGACCTGGGTCTGGAATTGCGGGGGAAGCGTGCCGCTGGTCAGGTAGGTGGTCAGCGCTTGGCCGTTGTTGAGAAGTGGTGCGGCAATCGACTGGGCGGTGGCGGCGATGTTGCCAGCGTTGAGCGCGTTGGCCGCTTCCTGCTTGTTCAGGGAGTTGAGCTGTTCCTTTTGCTCGTAGCCCGAGTAGAGACTGGCGCCCAAACCGGCGGCGCCAACGAAGGGGGCCGCGGTCTTCAAGCCGCTGGTGAGGCTGGAAAGGACGCCGCCGGGACCGGTCGAGCCTGCTGTGGCCGTAACCCCACCGGTAAGGCTTAGGGGGGCACCCGCTGTACCGCCCACGTCCGCAGCCGTACCCGTCCCAAGGTCAAGGCTGGCAGGCCACGCAGCTCCAGCCCCAGCAGGGGCCGCAGCAGCCACGTCAGGAGCAGCCAGGGAGAGCGCGCCGCCCGGTGCGGCCCCTCCAGCGCCTATGGCCGTGTCGATGGCGCTCAGGGCGTCCGTGCCGCCTGCCGCGGCAGTATCCGCGCCCACGTCGCCTGCGAAGCCCAGGGCGTCGGCTCCCGCGGCCACGCCGCCGGCCGCCGCGTCGGCACCACCAAGAAGCCCCGCGCCGCCAGCCAGGAAGGGGAGATCGCCGCCAAAGGTTAACGCCGTGCCGATCACGGCCGGTGCCGCGATTTCGAGGTCTTTGGCCCAGGCGGGCTGCTTGGCGAAATCGCTGCCGGCATCGTCGAAGGGGTTGGACAGGTCCTTGGTCAGGTTGCCGGTTTTGCCTTCTACGAGGTCACTCAGAAAAGACAAAGCTGCCTCCTACCCGATGCCTAAAGCAGTGCAGATCATTTGGTGTTCCGAAGCATTTTCATTTATCCATTGCTGGAACTGATCCGGATCTTCCCAATCCAAGTCTAGCAGATTGAACCCTTGGGTGCCAAGGACCTGATTTATCTGCTGATGCATGACGGAATGCAAATATAGCCACATACCGAGATTATCCGGGTCCACCGGACTAAGCTGGTACTGCGTGAGCGGGAGGACGTTCGCCCCCGGCCCGAAGAAGATGCTATCGCTACTCCCTACGTTCCCCGCCAGCGCAATGCTGATCTGAACCTCGGTCGCGTTGAGCCCGTTCACCTCACTGCCGGCAGCAATCGACGAAGGCGCGGTCGTATCGCTCACCGCCATGCCGACCTTGACACCAGTTGTCGAGGCAAAGCTGAGCACGAAGCCGCCGGACAGCGAAGCGATATTCGTCGCGATAGTGAGCGATGTGTTCTGGTAGCGCATCCCCGCCTGCACGATATCGAAATGGTTGGCCTGATGATTCCAGGCCCACGCCTGCCACGAGGCAGGATCGGTCGGTTGCGCGTAGAGGGCGGGCAGACTCATCCGCGGTATCCGGTGTTCTCGGCTGCGATCTTGGCGTTGATCAACGCGATATCGCCGGATGAAGTCGTAACTGTGAAACCAGTCAAAATACCTTGCTGCCCTATCGCCAGAGGTGGCGAAACGAAATAGCCAAGTGCGGCAGACACGCCCGCGATTCCATATTGCTGCTGGTTGGTGTACTGATTACCGCTGCCGTCGATACCAACCCCATCGATGTACAAATTGATTTGCCCCGCGGTGATCGTATAGCACTGCCATACGCTCCAAAACCGCGAGTCGGCCTTTGTTGACTCGATCCCGCCCGGATCGTCCCACAGCTTGGTCTGGAAAGTTTTCACGAACGCCGTCGAAGGCTGATTGAACAGCGGGTAGAGACTCGTTCCGTCTGTCCCCCACGCTGTGTAAACCGAGTTGATCTCCTGCCCGCCGATGAACGTCAGCGTCACGTCTTGCAGCGATGCCCACCAGCGCTGGCCGTTATACATCAGAATCTTGCGTTGCTGGCCATTCGTAACCGGGTCGATGATCGAGGCAAGCACCATCCACACCCGCTTGCCGAAGATCGTCGCCTTCGCGGCACTCAACTGGCTACCACCGAAGTTGGGCACCGTGTTGTACACGCCATCGAGCGGCTCGGACTTCTTGACGAACGCGCCGCCCGAGGACACGAAGATACCGGCCGAGTTGGCGGCAAGAATCTCCTGCCCCAGCGTCGTCACCGCAGCCGGATAAGGCGTCCCGACCTCGGGATCGCTGTTGTTTTGCGTGTAAGTAGTCGTCGGATTGCCACCCTGCGGCGTGTTGGTGACGACGCCCGATATGTAATCCATCGAGTTGTCACCGATGAGGAACAGAAAGCCGTTGGTCGAGACGAGTTGGGTGTAGCCGACCTTGGTGTAGGAGTTGTTGGTCTGGTCCGAGCCGCCGCCCGCGCTCGTGGCGAAGTTAGAGACTGAACCTGGAGCGCTGAAATTGATCAGTGTGCCGTTCACCACCCAGACGTGGCCCTGATAGGTCTCGGCAGCAGTGCCTTGGATACCAAACGGCATGAGGGTGACGGTGCCGGCTGCACTGACGGCGGTGTCGGTCACGGTCAAGGTTGGTGCCGAGTTGGAATCGTACACCCCGCCATTTGTGATATTCGTGCCGGTAATGACGCCAGACGAAATAATGGGCAAAATCGATGCTTGCGTTACCGGCGAACCACCGCTTGACGCCGTGATCGTCGTGCCTGGACTGTAATTCGTTCCACCGTTGCTGATCGTAACGCTTGACACATAGTAATAGCTGGTATCGGTCACCGAGATCGTAGGAAAAGCCGGCGACGCGGTTGGCGTCTCGTAAAAATTGTTGGGATTGCTTGGATTAGCAGTAAGAACAGCACCTGTTATAGCGCCGGTAGTTTCGGTGACCGATACGCCGGGCGTGGGTGCCAATACGTTTACTCCCCAGAACGACCCGGCCGGTGTTGCGTTGAACCCGGCGGCAATATTTGTAGTGTAGGAAGAACCGGCACTCGTGATCGTAATGCCCGTGCATTGATAAACGCTTTTCCCGCCGCCAGAGCTAACTAGAACAAAATTCGGCGTGAGTACGCCACCCGAACCCGCAACAACGTGAGTAAGAACGGCGGTAAGAGACGCGCCGCTGCCGGCAAGCGTGCCGCCCGTAAAAGTCAGCGTCACCACGTCGCCCGGCAAGTAGCCCAACCCTGGATTGGTCTCGGTAACGTTGGTCACGATGCCGCCACCGATCGTAGCGACAAACGTTGCGCCTGAACCGTGGCCGCCGCTCGCGGTCACTGAGGGCGGCGTTTGATAGGCGCTGCCGACGTTGGTCAGATCCACTTGGGGGGCGAGCGTGCCGCCTGTGTAAAGCAAGGAACCGTCCCAAAGCCAGTAGCCGTTGGGCTGGTTCGCAACGATGATCAGGTATTGAGAACCGTACTGGGTGATTCCAAGATTGAGAATGCTTGGAAGGACGATCGTGCCGGCCGTCAGGACCGTCGTCGCCCCACCGGTATTCGTGTTAACCTGGATCGCGGAGCCGTCCGATAGGAAGACGATGGCGTAGGGCGTGGCGCCCAGATTATAGAAATAGAAGCAGACAATGGTCTTGCCGCCGGTCGCCGTATAGAGCGCGCTGCCGATGCCGTATAGCGTGCGCAGATTGCCCGGTGCGAGCGGTATGAAACCGTCGAGCCAGTACGCCATCTCATCCGGTACGCCCGGACGAGTCGTGGCCGTATTGACGCCGGCAAACTGGTTGAAGGTCAGGCCAGCAAGATCGCCCTGTTGAGGCTGTTGTTGCTGGTTAGGGGGCATTCACTACACCCGCGCAAACTGCTGCTGCCTCGTGAAGATACGGCCAATGTTTTCCTTGATCGTATCGTGAGGAACGTCGCTCATTTCCTCGACCCAGATTTTCTCGATCCCCTGTGGCTTCGCCCAACGCGCCACCTCCGCGTAGAACGCGCCACCTTCCTTCTGGAAACCTTCCTGGCAGAAAACGAAACGTTCGATGATCTCGGGCTTAGGAGCCAGCGAGTAGATGTTGGTGAGCTGGAACAGCGCGACGCTGTGGTCTTGGTATAGAAACAGGTTGGCGTTGTCGTAGAGCAACGATCTGATCCAGCCTAGAATCGCGCGGTCATTCAGATGGACGTATGAGGTCTTCAGGCGCTCCAGGAGGAAGGCGCCGTGGGTGTCCAGGTCGGGGAGCGCGAAGCGGCGTAAGGTTGAGATTGGGGTTTCGAGTTTTTCGGCGGTGGCGGGCATTTTTTACTCCTTGACAACGGCATAAAGTGGTGCAACACTGCGCCACATGGCTAGACAGTCCGTAACTTTCAGCGACCCCCAATTCGACTGGCTCCAAGAGGAAGCCAAGGCGCTCGGCCTCACCACAAGCGAGGTCGTTCGCCGTGTCGTGGACGACGCCCGCAGGGGGCTCAAGTACGACACTACCACGCGCAAGATGCTTATCAAAACGACGCGCGAGACAATGCTACCGCGAGTGTACAAGAGGATCGCGAAATGAGCTACATCTGCAAAGATTGCGGTATCGACACCACGCCTTGCTCGGGCAAACGAGGATGCCGGCACAAAGGTCGCTGGGAGCATTACATGGTTCACAACACTATTTGGAAAGCGGCTGGCATGACGGACGGCTTTCTGTGCGTCGGTTGCCTCGAAAAGAGGATTGGCCGTGTGCTGACACCGGAAGATTTTACCGACTTTCCAATAAACAACTTCCATCCTTGGCACACTGATCGACTGCTGGATCGGCAGGGACATATTGCGCCGTGAGCGAAGTTGTTTGCATAAATCCACGATGCAATGCTGTATTTGTACAAAAACGTCGTGGTGCGCGGCAAAAATTCTGTTCATTTCCATGCAGAAATAGATTTTATGCGCTAAAAAACTCTCGAAAAATTTTCTACCCGCTGCCAACGGAGAAAATAAAATGTATAATGTGTCCCACCGTTTTTTTGCCGAAACGCAAATCGCAAGATTGCTGTTCAAAACGTTGCTGGGATCGAAAAAAATATAAAGAAAATCCGCAAAAGCACCGCGATAAAATGAAACGCTTGCGCCGAAAACAACTGGCTTACTGCCGAAGGCGCGATCGCCTAACGTGGGCACAAATGCGCGACGAGCGCGGCAAAGAATCCAAGTATGTAAAAAGTCGTTACCCATGGATCGCGCTACTGACTGGAGCCAGGCATCGCGCAAAAACTTTTAAAAGAACATTCAATTTGACGCGAAATTGGTGTGCCGCGAAATGGACCGGCAGATGCGAAGTTACCGATATTGAGTTTATCCTGAACGCGTCTGTGCGCCATCCATTCTCCCCAAGTTTAGATAGAATCGACAACTCAAAAGGATACGAACCAGACAATTGCCGGTTTGTACTATGGGCCGTAAACCAATTTAAACATGTGAGCACGGATGCTGACATGCTGAAAATTGCTAAAGCCATTGTTGAACACCACTCGACAAAATATGCTGGGCTAGTTCTAAGCCTCCCAGGATGAATGGCAAAACGTACCTGCCGTATGGATTTGTTGCTCGCCCGATACGAGCGTACTGAGAATATCCTAGTACGCGCTTATCGAATTGGTCGTAGAACCAGCGGGCACTATTAAGGTTTTGTAGTTCCTCGTAGGCCATACCAGCAGCATAGTAGATCACAGCATCTTGCCACGGTTGCGGAATCGCTTCGACACTTTGATCGTCAATCAAATCAATTGGTGTGCAGCAACAATCCCAACTCATTTGGTACGTTTGCGAAGGCCAAGGATAAAACAGCAACGAACCAGAAACTCCTTGGCCCTTCTGCGTGTAAAAAGTTGGGACATAGGTGTACTGGAACGGAAATTGGGCAATTTGTGCGCGATAAACCGAGTAGGCGTAGCAAGGAAGTGAATAGTTATAGTTCGCATAGGTGATTGTGACACCGCGCACATTGAAAATACTTTCCACGCCAGGAAAACTACTAAGATCAACATTACTAAATAAATATTCTTCCTGATTTGCGTTCAATAAATTCATAGGCGACATAACCGGCGTTGCTGTTGCACCATGCCCAGTTGCATCGGTAATTGTCATCTGCGGCTGAAAATAGCCGTAACCGCCGAAGGTGCTGAAGATAGAAACGATCTTGCCACCAGACACGATGCAGTTCGCGGTAGCCTGCGCGCCATTTGGACTAGGCAACTGTCCGCTGGGAAAATCAGGAGGCGTGATTGTCAGTGTCGGATTATTCGAATACCCGCTACCTTCATTCGTCACAGCCCACGATATAATCGAGCCACTAACTGGGGGCACGACTCTTATGCACTGGCAGCGCATCGCGATCTCACGTCGCGCCCTATTAATATAATCCGTGAGGTTGCCCACATCTAAAAATTGCTGCTTCTGGTCACGAGCGAAGCGCTGCACGCCAGCAATATAGCTATTGAGCACGGGTGCCTCCGCTCGAACCAAATCGATTCGCCTTAGTTGGGTCTTGGCTCTGCTCGAACGCAAAGTTATTAAGATCGGGATTAGAGAAGTCTCGCGCACGAGCCATGAACTGTTCGTACAACGCGAACAACTGTTGAGCCTGCTGTATGCGCGTCGAGGTCTGTGCAGACATGAGCGCTAGATACGCGGCAAAGTAGCTTACTGAATCTGTAAAAAGATATGGAAGTGCTTCAACATCGGTATCGGCGGCAAGCGCCTGCGGATAACAAACACAATCGCAATTCAATTGATAAACCATGTCCGGTGGAGGATCAATGTAAAAGCTGCCGCTCGACATTGTGCCGGTCCCAACACCCGTAATCGAACCTTCGCCTGCCGATCCCTGACCATACTGCGCCCATTCGGTCGGTGCCCCATTTACTGGAACAGGGTTGTTAAACCGTTGGAAGTCGTACCAAGGCCAACTCTTGCCCTTCACCCATTTTTGGCCTTGCCCCACTACGTATTGAATCCGGCGAACGTTGATCGCACCTTGGATGCCGGTGGTAGCTACCGTTCCAAAACTAATGCCGGAAAAATTATACGCACGCTGCCCGATCACCGTCGAGATCGTGCCAATTGCACGAACGCAGCGACCCTCACCGGCCACTTGACCGCGGGCAATATTCACATATGACGTGAGCAACGCCGTAGGATACAGCGAGACAGGCGCACCCGGCGCCTGAAGCAAGTTCTGCGTAAGCGTGAGATATTGAGTCAACACGGCAAGCTACCTCTGCCGCGTTATATCACGGCCCCACCGGCACGAGAATGGGGGCTGCCCCCGTCGATCGCTCGGCGTCAAGCTTCATCCACCGCTGCGACCCGTCCGGCTGCTTGACCAAGATCGGATCGCCAAGCCGCATGGCCTGCTTGCGACCCTCGTCCACGCCGGTCATGACGCTCGACGAGCTAAGATCGGGGATGTCGTAGATCTTGGCGGTGTTCAACTGAAACCCGCCCGCCACGACCCCCGTTGCGCTCAGCGAGTACGTCGCCATTACGGAGCCGGCTGGATGACCGCGATATCGGGCGCGCTACCCATGACCAGCGAGACGGTGCCAACGGTGCCGGTGGCGCCAAGTGTCGGCGGCCACGAAGCAATGGGCGCAGCGAGGAACAAGCCGCCGTCGTAGATCGTGCCGGGAGCACCCTGCGTCGAACCAGTGATGGCAATGTTCGCCGGCCGCGGGAACCACGACAGGTACTTGTTGTTCGGCGAACCGGTGATGGTGCCCTGCGACGGCACGCCACCGGCCGTGATGACCGGCGAGGACGCCGCATAACCAATACCCGCACCAGCCACGGACGCCGCCGTGATGGTCTGCATGACCACCGCCGACACCGTGCCGGTCACGCCCGCGCCGGTCACCGCCAAGGTGATGGCGGTCGGCGTGGCGAGCGGAGCGCCCGGATTGGTGCAGAGCACCGCGGTCAGGAGGCCCGAATTGGTCAGACTGAACGCGACAGTGGCGAGCGTGATACCGACCGAGAGGTTCGGATCGGTCGGCACCGGCAACAGTGCGATGTTAGCAGGCGCGGTCGGATAGCCGGCGCCCTGATTGGTGAAAGTCACACCGGTCAGAACAACCGTGCCGCTGGAGATACCGACATAACCGGACGCCGCCACGCCGCCAACGCCATTCGCGTTATTCGAGGGGCCGGGCGGTGCCGGGATGATCAACAGCGGTGCGATGCCATAGCCACCGCCGACCGAAGCCACCGAGCCGCCGACAAACGCGAGCGCGCCGCCAACGATCGGCTGCCAGGTCGAGGTGCCGCCGGTCGCGGTCACAGTCGTCGTGGACTGGACGTAAGCCGAGCCCTGGCTGGCGATGAACGCCGATACCGGACAGCCCGTCAGGTTTGCGATGCGAACGTTGAAACCGTCGCTCTTGACGAACTTGGTGCGATTGTAGGCGCCGCCAGAACCGAAGACCCACAGATTGGTGATCGGGTCGCGCCATTGAAGGACCAAATACCCGCCCATGCCGAGGAACCAATCGCCCGCCGGAATGACGATGTTCTCGCCGGGCGCGAGGCAAACGTGGTTGGTCGCGAAATCGTAGGGCGCGTTGTTCAGTTCGGAAGGATACAGGTTTTGGGGCGGCGGCAGTCCAAGGCCCGGACCTGCGAGAGGCTGATTCACGTTGGTCTCTCCTTAGAACTGGTTGTTCTGGATGTTGTAAATGTGCGCGCCGGACACCGACTTCGCGGACACCACATCGTAGCCGACGACCACGACGCCTTGCTGACCGATCTGCCCCAAAGGCACCAGCGAGTAGAACCCGCTGAAGTCGAACGCGGCATCCTCGGACAAATACATCGCGGTGTATTTGGTGCTGATCGCGTAGGCCGTACCGGTCGGACAGAAGTGATCCTGAAAGATCGGGATGCCCGAGACGTTGAGGTTCGGGAAGCTCGACCGTACCGCGGTATCCATCGTGTAGGTATTGCCCGGCACGATGTACGTGTTTTCCGTTCCAATGAACGACAGGTTCAGCGTCGCGTAATCGCCGGGCGACATGACCACGAAGGTCGGCGCTTCGCCGCCGGCCTGGTTGGTGATGTAGGACAGCATCGTTGCCATATTCTGGCGCGTGAAGCCGGACGAGAAGGAGAACAGCGCGGCGTTGTTGGTGTTGATGTACTGGCCCTTGAAGGCCGTATTGCCCTGCGCGTTGCGGTTGATGCCGCCGTAATTCGGAACGTTCGTGCCGTCGTCAAACGCATCGTAGAAGCTGTTCGGGTAGAGCGAGTTCGCGGTGTTGTTGGTGAACAGCAGATTGGCGAAATTCTGCTTGGTCACCGCCGCAACGTCGTTCATGCGAGCTTTGAGCAGGCTGATCTCGCGGTCGGTTGCCTGGATGATCGTTTCACCGAAGGGCAGCGGGACCGGCACGACCCAGTACGCCAGATTCCATTGGCCGTTCTGAATCGCGGGAATGATCTGCGGTGAGTTGAAGCCGCCACCGTAGCCAGTGAACTGGCCTTGAACCATGCTTTGCGCTTGCATGGGTACGGTGATTTGGTTGAGGCCGCCCGCAGCTTTCTGGGCGTTGCCCATCATGTAGAAAAGCGTGGGGCTTCCGAAATAAATTTGCACGAACAAACGCGGAACGAATGCGCGTCTTGTGGTTGCAGCAAGCTCGGTATACAACCCGCCTGCTGCGGGGGCAACACCTATGCCTGGGAGCGGAATGGTAGCCTCCTATATCAGAAACTGGCTCAGCGCCGGTTGTTGCCGCGAAAATCCATCAGCGATTTGTTCGCCTGCTGCATGACAAGCGACTCGCTCTCGCCGCGAGTCTCCAAGAGCTTTTTGGTGTAGTCCTCGTCCTGCGTCGAAGGCTGCGTGAAGTCCCAGCCGCCCGTGTGGCTGGACGGCGTAACCGGTGCGACCTGCGAGCCGTGCAATTTCTCGTACACAGCAGCGGCATGGATCGGATCGAGAATGCCTTCCTTCTCGCGGAATTCGTCGAGTGCCTTGAGGCCGTCTTTGGTCCAACCTTCGCGGAGCAACGCGCTGTTGCCGTCCTCGACCCGCTTGGCGAGTGCGGACAGCTTGGCGTTCTTCTCGTTCTCGGCTTCCTTGTCGGCGAGCGACTTCTTCAGGTCGGCAATCTCGGTGTGAAGCTTCTCGATCGGCTCATTCGCCTGCTTGTGAGCGTCGAGCCGCGGGGTCGGCACGTCCGGCTTCACCAGCTTGCGCGCTCGCTCGACGAGCAGCGCCGCGTCGGGATGGGCCAACATCTCCCGAACGGCCTTGATGGTTTCCTGGCCGTTGGCAAACTCAGTCTCATCGACCTCGATCATCTTGGCCATGGATTACTTCCCACCGATGCTGGAGCCAGCGTTCGGAACGTGACTGATCGGCAGTGCCGATGACTTGTCCGCAGCCGGCAGATGGCTTTTCCGGCCACCGATCTCGTTCACGTCGAGATCGACGCGAATGGTCTGGTCGTCGGCTTTCATCGGGACCGTCTTAGCCGGATTCTGAAAAATATTGACCATCAGTTTTCTCCTGACTTTCTTCGAACAGCCCCGCGCTGCGTATTCTGCACATCCATCTTCGCGGCCTTACCCAGCCACGGCAGTTTCTCGGTGCTGAAGTCGTCCGCGTTGTTGGTCCGCACGACTTGATCCATCGTGCAGCAAATTCCTTCAGGCACTTCAGTCTTGAAGATGCTCATGCGGCAGCCGGCTGCGGTTGCGCGCCCGGTTGAGGCTGGCCACCGCCACCGGCCTTCATTGCCTTGAGCTGCTGCATCTGCTGATTGTTCTGTCCCTGCTTCATCGCCGTAGCTTCGAGCTGGTTGCGGTTGGCGGCCGGCGTCATCGTGCCGGGCGGAACGAACTTGGCCAGCTTCTTGATCATGTCGAGAATGGCCTGACCCGGTTCGGAGCTGGCGCCGACCAGGGGCAGTGCATCGGTGAGACTCTGAAGTGCAACCCCCAGCTTTTGTAACCCAGCCGCTTCGTGGCCTCGGTTCGGCGACGGCGAAACGGCCGGCGTCGATCCGAATGGGGCTTGTGGTTGCTGCGGTTGGCCAGGAACTTGGCCGGGGGTGCCATCAGGCATGGGCTTACTTGCGGCCCTTGCGATGCTTGCGCTTGCTGCGAGTGAACATTGCGTTCTCCCTGTTGCGAGGTTGCGTCGCGTCAGGCCCACCATTAGGCACCGACTGCTGCACTATCCTCCGACAGAGCATGAAAAACCCAGTTTACTTCTCTGAACTATAGTGTATTTTGGTTATAGCAAATTGGTGCGGGCTACCTGGAAGGATTGCCATGCCGGCGGGCGAATCAAAAAAGAAAAGTCGATTCATCACCGTCAAGGAAGCCGCGCACGAACTCAGCATCGGTCCATGGACACTCTGGAAATGGGCGCGAGAAAATAAAGTTGGCTGCTTCCCAATCAAACGTATCGGCAAAAAAATCCTGATACCGCGCCAGAAGTTCGAGGACTGGTGCGAGACAACCGACAACCGCTAGAGGATTACATGCACAGAGTTACTGTCGTCTTAGGCCCCACCGCGCTCGGCTTCATGTTCAAGACCAAAGAAAAAGCGGAAGCCCACAAGAATTTCAAGACTGATCATCCCACCCAGGACCTGACCATCGACGACGATTTCGGCCAGCACGCCGAGATCAAGGCCACGTCGATCCACGGCATCATCATCGAGGACATGGATCAAGCGAAGTTGGCCCAGGTTGAACTAATGTTGCACAACACGCGGGTTCAAGCAGCCGCGCAACATCGAGCACAAAGCGATCCGGCGTTAAATGCTACGCGGCGCGGACCGGCGGTGATGACGCCGTTCAATGGCGGACTTACAAGCTAATCACTTGTGGTGACCGCCACCCTTTAGGGTCTTGATCGCCGCTTCCGGGTCAACCTTAAGCAACATCTGAAACATCTCAGCCTCTTTTTCTTGTTTCTTTCGGAACGCCTGTATAGCGGTCTCCTTGTTGGGGGCATCCGTGTTGTTGATGACGTACTCTCCATCGACAATGCCTCGTCCGTTGAGCGCGAGCACCAATTGAGCGTTCTCGTCAGCGAAGATCGGCGACGACGAGTGGCTATCGACCGTGACGCGCCAGTCATCCGGCAGGTCTGACAGCAAAAACTTGGTCTTCTCGATGTCCTCGATCGGGTTGTCGGCCTTGGTCCAGTAAAACCGGTCGTCCTTCAGCTCCATCAAGGTCAAAGTGAGGTCCGCGGCAGCCGCGCACTGCTGTTCGACCAGCAAAGACCGATCCCGCAAGTCCGGCGAGGCGGTTTTCATCAAAGTGTTGGCGTGCGAGCCGGCGCGCACGCCCGGTTCACCTTGGCCTTGCATGATCGGCGGGAAACCTAGGATCACATTGATCTGCTCCATCAACCATTTGACCATCGGCAACAGTTGGTCGGGGAATTTAGGCGTCAAATCCTCGATTTTCGAGTTCGGACCTTGGTTGATGAAGCCCGACATGCGCGCTTGAGCGTAAAGCTCGTCGGTCATGCCGTTCTCGCCGGAAAAACCGAGGAATTTGTCTATCTGCAAGCCTACAAGGCGCTTGGCATCGTCGCACCACGCCGCCAGAAGCTGCTGCGGCTCGATCACATCGACCAATTCGGAGCGACCCCATATCCAATCGGTCGTCTCGTTGGGCTGGATGATGCGATAGGGCTGCAAACGGCTGTTCGCGCCGAGCAAATTCTGCTTTTTCATCATCACATCGCGCTTCTCAATCCGGGAGAACAGCGGTGTGATGAGGATATCGGGCATGATCATCTGAATGGTGATGTAATCGTGCTCGTCCTGCACCCACAATTCGTGGAATTCGACCACTTCGGCTGCGATCGTCGGCCCCATCAGCGCATAGTTCGGATCGCTGTTGAGCTGAACGATACCACCAGGCACCGGGCTGACCATGCCTTGCACGCCGGTATTCAGTTGCGAGGTGGAGAGCACCTGATGAAAAAAGCTGTTCGGCTCCGAACCGGCATCACCGCGAGCCGTGTGCGACTTGACCCGGTTGAAAAGGTCTTCAGCGTTCGGAAACTTCCAGATTTTCTGCCACACCTCGGGCATGGTGAGCGTGGTCGTCTCGCAGATGATCGGTTGCTCGTCGAGCCCGCGATCCTCGCGATAAACACCGAGGTTCCACGGCATCACCAGACGGTCTTTAAGAACAAGATGATCCTCGGAATCGCGCTCGGTCCACTGCTTGAGAAAAGCGGCGCCGTACTTTAGGGCTTCGTAAGTGCCGCGGCCGAACGTGTTGCCAGTGCCGTTGCGCTCCCAATTCAACGTGAGCTGCTTTGCCACCTGCTGGCCGCGAGAATAAGTCGGATCGGGCTGCGGATGGTCGAAGCTCATGGCGAACTTCAGCTCGACCGGACTGAAAAGGTGTGCCGCTGTGCGTTTGAGGCTCGGCGCCATCATGTTCACGAGCGCCTTGGTGCCGTCGTACTTGCCGGTCTCGGTGATGGCGTTCAGCAGGCGGTAGTACGACTTGCGCATCCCAACGCTGACGCGGCAAATCTCGATCCACTCATTGACTTGCGTGATGAGCTTCTGGTGGTCGCTCGGAATCCCTCCAGGGAGTATCAAGCGCGGCTCCTATACCCCGGCTGCTGAGTCTCCAACGCGGGCATATCGCTCGTCGCCGAGCCATGACTTAGCGTCTCGTGGTGCTGGTGCAGCGCCTTGCGCATGTGCGCTCCAGCACTGGGTTGCACAACAACCGGCTGGCCTATGGCATTCACCAAGGGACGCCCGTTCAATTCAATACTGCCCGACATAATGCTCGCCCCGAACTGACTCGCATCAGCACCAAACCCAACATTACCACCACGCGCCTTCAAGAAATCCATCTGCCGGGTCACGTCGTTCACGATCGGCATAGCAGCCACTTCACCCGCTCGCGTGTCGCGGATGTTTGTTACCTTGAGATGTGACATCTCCGACTCGGGCACGCCAGCCATCTCGGCTGCCATCTGAGCGCGAACCCGCGATGAGTCTTCGAGCTGGCGGTAGCAATCGTCGTTGGCCTTCATCGTCGAGCTGCGTAGGAACGGCGCGGCGATGACAATTACCCCATCCTCGTCTACTTCCGGTTCGCGCTTCTTAGACACATAGCCACAACCCTTGAGCGGGCAGCGCTCGGGCAGGTCGATAGCCGGGTCCCACGGGAAAGCTTTGCGGCAGCCAGGGCAACGGATTTGGAAGCGAGCCATCTAGCGATATCTCCAGCCCCGGTAATTCTGCGCGCGTGCCGTAACCAATCGCTCCATCCGCTTCGCCTTGAAGAACTGGCCCAACTGGTTCTGCTGGAACAGGTACACCTGATCGGTCAAGGTCAACCTCTGCCGCGCCGCTTCCGCGTCTCTCGTCCGATTGGTATTTATCAACGTCCGTCGTACTTTTTCTTCCCAGCAGTGGACCGCGAAAGCCATCGCCATAACGCGGTCGTCTTTCGAGCCTGACGGAACGCCAATGATGTCGCCATCATCCTTGTCCCGCGTAACTCGCGTCATCTCCTTGAGCAATTCCGCCGACTTGATCCGCAATTTACCAGCGGAAACCGCGTTCCGCAACTGCTCCAGCATGGAGCTTTTCGTCTGCCGGGTCGTTTTGATGTGGTAGTTAGCCCCCGAGCCCATGGAATCGGCTCGATTGTAGACGTAGGTACGAACATTTCGGAACACGTCTTGCAACCCTTTTTCCTTCACTTCTTTGGACTGCTGGCCATTCTCCAATTGAAACTTTAGGCTCTTGAGCGCCGTAAATACCGCCATGCCGGGACCGTTCAGCTCAAGAGCATATTGCACCGTCGAGTTGTTCGATCCGTACCAGCCCAGCAAGCTGGCCAGCACCCACGCGAGGTGTTGAGCCGTGATCAAAGGCCATGCATATTCCGCCACTTGATCTATGCCATCGGCGTAACACCGACAGACCTGAATGCACGAGCGCGCGTTCGATTCGGAAGTGCCGAAAGCGGGATCGCAGCCGATCACGTACACACCATCGTTTGCGGCGGGTGCGTCCCAGACTTTAAGCTCCACCATTTTCGCGTTGGGAGCCTTCAAAACCTGCGTGTACACGAACTCGTCCAGCACGATATACATATAGGTTTGAAATTTATCAGTTACATTTGCATTGAACTGATCCGTCAATTTCTCGGGAGCGAAAAAGACGGAGCCAGTTTGCTGGAACGCCTCAGATTCCGTGTATGGCTGTTCCTGCACTCGATTAGGATTGCCCTCAAACTTTACTTCAGCATCACCTTCGGGCAACGCAGTAGGGTCATATTTCCTTCTGGCCCACGCCAATTGTTCCGGCGTAATTTGATGCCCATACAATTCCTTGACTTGTGCAATTTTCCGCGCTTCTTCTTCACTAGGCGGTGCTTCGCCATACAGCTTGAAATCGCGATGATCGCGCGGGATCATCTGCGTTTCCTTGGACCACCACCCTAAGAAAATACACTTGCAATGGTAAGGATCATTGCGCGCTTCTTGCCAAATAGTCTCCCACGCATTGAACCCGCGTGCGGTAGATTCCCAGATGTACAGACGATCTGGGTTTATGTCGGATAGGGAGTTCCTGTACGATTCTAAACCCTCATCGTTATCCCACGAACAAATTTCAGATGCGTGGGAAAAAGCGATACCAACCGAACGGCCAAGTGTACCGCTCGTTTTGGTTTTTTTCACGCCAGCCGACATAAAAAGAACTTTGGCATCATTATCCAAAGTTAGCCCGCTGCGATTGTTGCCTTTAATGCCCGGAAATTTCAAAGTTTTAGGAAGGTCTTCAATCATGACCTCCACTTCAGCCCGCGCCTCATTCTTATTTTCAGCAGAATCAAATATGATGGCACCCTTCAAACCCGGATGGATGCCAATCATAAAAATAGACAACGCCCGAACCAAAGTCGAGATGCCCAACTGCCGACTTTTCAAAATGTAAATGTCGTGAAGGTCATTTTCCAGCGCGTCGAAAATTTCCGTGATGGTGCGACGCTGCCCTTCGTAGAGACTTTTTCCTAAACAAATTCGGCCGGCGTCCTTTGAATTTATATAGCTACAATTCAAAAACTGATAAAATGCCGTTTCGACAGCATCTCTCTTTTTGGTCGACCAAGCGCCACTCATTATGGCCTACCAAAAGCTGGAACCCGCAAGGCGTCTTCAATATTCCAATTCTTACGCATTACACGTTCCCACGTCCGCATATAATTAACGCCCGCTGTTTCACACGCTTCTTTCAGGCTAACTTTCTGGCCACCAACTTCCACAAAAATTGTATTCCGCCGATTGCGTTGCTGCTCTTTCCACGTGGCCCAGCGACAATTCTTAGGAGTATAGTTACCATTTGGGTCACGCCTATCAATGGTGTGTTTCTTAGACGGACGCTCGCCCATGTCCGCTAGAAAATTCGCGAACCCATTTTTGCCGCGCCAGCGACGACAAACCATAATTCCACGCTCTCCGTACCACTCAAACTGAGTGCTTCCTTCGCAATAACAACGGCTAATCATGGAATAATATGAGCGCAAGGTAAGCGTTGGCGCCATAGACGCGCCGTGCGTAGTTCGCATCTGACTAAGCTTTTCGTTCCGCGCGCACCCACAGCTTTGCGATCTTCCCGAGTTAAGAGCACCAGCAGTAACAATACGCTCAGTTCCACAGGAGCAGCGGCACGTCCAGCGCGCCCGCTCTTTTATAGTACTGTGGAAAGCAATAACTTGCCAGCGGCCAAAAGACCGCCCGGTGAGATTGGCGCGTGCCATCTCGCATGACTAGCATTTAACTTAATTGAAAGTCAACACCCCCGACAGATACTCGGCAAGGGTTCCCTGTCAGGCGGGATGGGCGCTACGCGGCTCTCGCGGCTACCGAAAGGACGGCATGTGCATGCCACCCCCACCGGCAAAAATGGTGATCGTGGCGATCAGGCAAAGAATGAGGAACAGAAACCAGATGCCACCTTCGAGGCGAGGCGGGATAGGATAAACGTAGGTTTTGATCCCATAGATAAAGAGAAAAAGAACGCCTGCGCAGACGATAATCCAAAACAGTGCCCAAAGCAGATCGAGTGCAATGCCGGCCATGACGTTAACTCCTGCGCCCACAAGGCGCGCGTCGGACAACGCAGCAGTTTGAAATAAGTTCCCGGAACCAAAAAGCATTCCGCGCGTTGACGAAGACCCAAAGCTATAACCCCGAAAAGGAAACCCCATGCCGACCAAATTCGAGGACGGTATCGCCGCCCTCAAAGCCGAAAATTTCGAATCCCCCACCATGCTGCAAGTTCTTGATATCGTGACCGAACAGAACGAGCGCATCAAAAACCTCGAAGCCGCCAGTCTCGGCACCAGGCAGGCGATCTCAACACTGGACGCCGAAACGAAATCACATGGCGTCTCGATCGGCTCGCTCGCCCAGGACCGCCAGACCCACGCCGAGCAGCTCGCCACCGTCGTCGCCCAGCCGGCGGCCGATGCCAAGAAGGTCGAGGAATTGGAGAAGCGCGTTACCGCGGTCGAGGGTGCAGTTGGCTCCAAGATGTGGAAGCGTGCCGAAGCGCCGAAGCCGGTATTGCCGCTGGCAGCCGAGAAACCGGTTGTCGAACCGGTCAAGCCCGCGGGAGGCATATTTTCCGGACAGCCGGCGCCGAACCCAGCAGCGGTCTAGCGCCGGCCGTAGCCCATCTCCATCCGCTTCTTAGTGTCGATCTCCAAGATCGCCATCTCGATGCGGGTCTTCAAAGTGGACCAGAACTGACCGGGATCCTGCGCCGAGTCGAGAACATACATCTCGATCGGCGTAGTCTCGCCCGGAGGCACGATCACGCAAGCGCCGCCGAAGGTCGCACCGGTATTATGAACAATCCGTTCCGCCATCTTGGCGAAAGGCTCAGCCGTATCGGTGGGCATAGATTGGCTTCACCTCCGAATTGAGAAACTGCCCGACCGAGGCCGCGGTGGACGCCTCCAGCGCGACACCTTCCGGCACGCCCGAGTAGATCGACACGCGACCGTTGGCCCAGGTCACGTACATTTCTTCCTTCTCGGCATCGTAGCCGATGGAACTGGCCATCGTCGAGTAGACTGATTTTTCCCAGGTCATCGCGTTTTCCTCGCAGCGTCGGTCATAATTTCATGTAAAATGGGGAGGAGCACGGCATCTGTGTCCTCCACACTTTCATCTCCAAAGAGTAAAAATGGCACCTTCAAAATCGCAGGCTTCTTCGGATCGTAGAACGGATTGTCCGGCGGCACCTTCCACAGCAGGATGCGGCGACGATCCTTGTTGTGGTCGCCGAGCGACCAGAACTCGCCGGCCAATTCATCGACGTAGTGAGTCCCCCTTTGCTTGTCCGTCATCAGAATCTTGATCGGATTCCGAATGTGGCTCTGCCGGTCTGGATAACTGTGGAACCACTGGGAATCCGGGTCGTTCTTGACCAGCGTTACGACCATTGAACAACTCCACGATCTTGGAAGCGTAAGGGTCTTTAATGCAGTTGCACGTCAGCGTCGAGCCGTCCAACAGCTTAAAAAATAATACGCCTTCAATAACGTAGGCGCCAGCCGGCTTTGCCTTCGACGTGCGCTCGAAATAGCGCGTGTTATTCACCTTGATGAAAGAATTTGCCCAGTCGGTGTCAACCTCTTGCTTGTGGCCACCCAGTGCCGCCCGGCCCTTCTCGGTAATGATGTAATTGAATCCATCTTGGGGATCAGCCATTCCTTTAGCAGCAAGGTTTTTCAACGGCCTTTCCCAACGGCTGATCGCCAGCATCGCTTCGCCGCGCGACATGATCTCCAAACAGGTGAACTCATCGTCCGAAATATTGTCAGGCATATCTCAACACCGCTCTCGGCCACACATTGCTCACCGCCTCGACCGTCGAGAATAGCACGTTAACTGTGCCATTGTAGTCCTCAGCCTCGAATATCTGGGTCTTCTCCGGGATCAGGCAGGGCAGTTGCCCATCGCGGAACAGAATGAAGGTTGAGTAGCCCCACTCGCGCATGAACTTGCGGAGCGACTCCTGGGTCGAGCCGAGGCCCTTAAGCGCCGGTAGGTTCAACTCACAGACAATGTAAGGCACGCCATTGACCAGATGCTTCTGCGCGCCGCGCAATGCGTGTTCCTCGGCACCCTCGATGTCCAGCTTGATCAAGCGTGGCGTGGTGTGCCACGTACTCAACGTGATGCCTTGCAGGATTTTCTTGCCCATCATCGGCTGGTGAGCGCTCAGCGAGTTCATGCCGCCGTGCTGGCTGTAGTGCAGCGTTACGTCCTCGTTGGAGGACCAGAGTGGACGGTTGCAAATCTCGAAGTTCTTTAGACCGTTGAGCTTGAGATTATCGCGCAGCTTGGGCAGGTTGTTCTCACCCGGTTCGACCGCCAACACAATGCCGTTCGTATCGACGAGCTTCGACATGACGATGGTGAAGAAGCCAATGTTGGCGCCACCATCAATCGCGAAGTCGCCGGGGCGAAAAACGCGGACCAGAAGATGCATGACCTCGGGCTCGGGACAACCGAACTGGTCCATGCACAGCATCATGTCGCGGTCGGGCAGGGACGACGGGTCATGCGTCATCTTGAACGCAAACTTGCGCTTGTTGATCTCGAAATTGATGTCAACGGTTTGGGGCATCTGGTCCGTAGTGAATGTAGCCCACCGCTCGGTAGTTGTGTAGAATCCCGTCATCCATCCCTTCAGAAACCATAAGGGGCGGTGGATAGCACAACCGCTCCGCAGCCTCTTTCAGAACAATGTGCAGATCGAGGAATTCGGGCTTGCGCTCGTCCTGCCACGCCAATTCAGCGTATCGCGACTTTTCTTTTAGCTTGCGGATCAACAACGGCAAGTCCATTGACCTTCTCCCTTAGCGCCAGTGTGATGCGCTGAAAAACTTTATCCCACCGCATGTCGCGATCCTGCAAGAACAACCGGTGCGTCTTGCCGTACCACAGCATCGATTTGCCGTCGTGACCGAGACGATAATCATGGGCGTGGAACGAATACGGGATCCACACCTCCTTGCCGATTGCGCCGCAAATATGTGCGAGAAATGACTCGGCGCAAATGACAAGATCGAGCTTCTGGAGCACAGATATTGTATCGACAGCATCGGATATCCACGGGCTCATATCCCGAACAAGCGATTCGCAGCAAAAATCATTCAAATCTCGGGTGCGCTCGTCTTTTTGCAGCGAGTAAAGCTGGATACCGGGCACCTTGTAGAGATCGAGGAAATGAGTGAGCGGAAATGAGCGCCACTTGTCGAGATCGTTGAACGCGGAGCCAGCCCAGGCGATGCCGATATGCAGCTTTATATCCGGCATCTTCCATGTGTCGGCCATGCCGTAGACCGGGAGCTTCGGATGCGGCGCGTCCTTGATCTCTTGATCGGTCAGTTTGAGCGCGTAGGGCAGCGAGACGAACGTAGTCCATGCATCGGCAGGCGGGTAGGAGGTCGAGGTCGGCGTGAAATTCACGTTGGGCAGATGCACGAACGCCTCGGTGAACGCGCGCAGCAGGACCGGTTGCACCATGGCGTGGATGTACTTGGCCCGCTTTGCCGCAGCGTCGAGGAAGCGGGCGAAGCTAAGAGTATCGCCCATGCCCTGATCGGCCACGAGAAACACGATCGCGTCCTTCTCGCCCTCCCACTTCGGGTACGGATAGGTGAGATAGTTCTTCAGCCGATGCTCGAACCGCGACTCCAGAAACTTGAAGCCCTCAGCGTATTCCTCGTTGAACAGGAGCGCAAATGCGAGATTGAACTGGGTCGCGGTATCGTTGGGCTTGAGGCGATGGCCCTCGCGCGCCGTCTCGACCGCGGCTAGGCGCTGGCCAAAGGCGCCGTGAGCTTGCGACAGATTCACCCACGGGTACGCCTCGTGCGGGCCTAGCTCGACGGCCATCTGGGCGAACTTCAGAGCTTCCTCAAGCTCGCCAAGCTGATTGAGGCGCCAGGAGATGTTGGACAGCACTTCGATCTGCTTGTCGGTGCCAAGATCGCCGTCTAGCGCGCGGCGGTAGCAGGCAACAGCCGCATGAAGCCGGTTGATGTCGCCGTTGGAATTGGCGTTGTCGGCCCACGCCTGCCCCATGGTCGGATCGACGATGCAGGCGGATTGCAGGAGACCGAAAGCGTGGGTGGCCCAGTCCTTGTAATTCTGGTTGCGCACCGCGTCGAACGCGGCGTTGTACATTTTGATTGAACTCGCGCGATCGCCCATTTTTATTCCTTAGTGCATAATTACAGAAACGGCAAAAACCAATGCCGCCAAGCCGCCAACTATCATGATGCAACCCCAAAACAGCGCAAAATAATAAGATGCGCGCGGAAATCCGCTCATCATGCCTCCACTCGCGCCAAAATGCGCTGCACCTGAACGCATTGCCATTTGCGACCCGATCTCGTCGGGTAGTATTTCGTCAGATATCGCCCGATCCGACCCGGCGCGTGACCACCCTCGGCCAGTTCGCGCGCCTTGGCAATCGCCGCCTGCTCGCGCTCGTCTTCCTCAAGCTGGGCCTCGCGACCTTTGCCTTGCACCTTGAACCCGATCGGCACGCCACCACCCATGAAGCCGCGGCGGGCGCGCTTGCCGCGCCGGCCTTCCTCGGTTCGCTCGCGGATGCGGTCGCGCTCGAACTCGGCCATGACGGCAAGGATCGAGAAAAAGAGCTTGCCAGTGCCGTTGCTAGTCACCGGATCGGCCGAAACGTCGATTAGAATAAGATCAACACCGCGCTGCTTGAGATCGTCGGCAGTCTGGAGCGCATCAATAGCAGAACGGAACAGGCGGTCCATCTTCGAACTAACAATACAATCGCCTTGCTGCGCAGCCTCCAGCATCTCCTTACCTTGCGGGCGAAAGGCGAGCGGCGTCGAGCCGGAAACGCCCTTATCCACGAAGGTCACGCAATCTTTTCCCGCAACACCGCGAAGTTGCGCCAGCGCCTTGCCTTTGCGAAGCTGCTCGGGAATGGAAACGGCGCCAGCTTCGGCCTGTTCCAGCGTGCTTGTCCTGCCGTAAATGAAAAACATCACCGCCTCCCAATGTAGTTCAATCAACTACACCTTCGCTTTGGCCCTGTCAAGTGCCCGCTTGATACCAACAGGCAAGTGAATTTTGTGCTTGTAGAATTTGTGCATTTCATGCACGTCGGCCACGCGACTGAACACCCCCCCAGGTTTGAGAGGATCGTTACGAACACTTGGCGAATCCATCATGCTGGTACGCCAATTGTCCACGACCAGCTCAGCCAATTTGAAGAACGAAATCGGGATGCCGGTGCCGAGATTCAGCACCTTACCGCTGAGCTTGTCGTAAGTCGTCAGCACCGCCTCCACGATGTCATCGACGTGAATGAAGTCGCGCTCCTGATAACCCGAGCCCCACACCATCACCGGGTTCTCGCCGTCCGCGACGCGCTTGATGATGCTCGGGAACGGATAGTGCAGAGATTGGTCTTCGCCGTACCCTCCGAACGGCCGGTAGATCGCAACGTCGAGGCCATATTTCTCGTGCGCGAACTTCGCCAGGTACTCGCCGGCAAACTTCACGAAGCCGTAGGTCTGATCCGGCTTACTCCAACGATTCTGGTTGAGGTCAACGAAAGCTTCGGCCAGTGCGACATGCTTCTCGCGGGTTTGCAGCTCCAACGGATATACCGCGGACGATGAGAAATATACCACTTTCGGGGATGGATTTGCCTTGGTCACCCAGCGGAAAAACTCCGAGTCGATGGAAAGGTCGGTTGCCACTTCAAGCGGATCGTCCTCGATCTTGATCCGACCGCCGACGATTGCCGCACAGTGGATGATCAGGTCGAAGCGGGAGGCGGACCAGAGACTACCTGGTGGCGCGCTGGCAAAGAAGCTGCGGCAGTCGCCGATCATAAGCTGGAGGTTGGGGACGGATCTGGTCTGCGGGTCGTAGGCGTTGGGCTTAAACATCCAATCGACCAGCTCGACACCGGAATACATGTTGTCCACGATGGTTACTATGTGGCCGGCATCCAGCAAGCGTTTCGCAAACGCCCTTCCGATGAACCCCAGTCCGCCCGTCAGGAGTACCTTCATTTTACAGCCTTCATCGGAATCACTTTTGCGCCCGTATCTCGGATGAAATCGGGATGTTGTCGTTTCATGTGTGTTGCCATGTTGGAAAAGGTTCGTGAACAGCAGGGGCAGGTCCCCGCTGCCGAGCGCTTCTTCATACGCTTAATCTCGCGCTCCTTAGCCGCCAAATTCAAGACGCTTTTCTTCCTCAACACGAGCCAACTGCTGCTTGGCTTGATCGCGCTCGCGACGCATTTTATCCAGATCGGATTCTCGGAACACGCGAGAGTGGCCATTCGGACAGTACCAACCTTTACCGTTCTCTTTTCTCTCTTTGTAAAAATGTTCCGGCACATCGAATTCAATACCACATTCGCCGCAGGCCATCCGCGTAAAAAGGCTCATAGCTCCATCCTCCCATGCGGCAAAGTATTCCAGTCGAACTTCCAGTTAGTCACGCGCGGCTGCTCGTCACGGGTTCGAATGCCGTAGAACACGCAACCGGGCGTACTCATGTTGATGCGAATCGTCCGGTACGCGACGTTACCCGGCAGGTTGACGGAGACGATGGTGCCTTGATCGGTCTCGCGAGGCAGGATCGGTCGCGCGTTGAAACCGGATTGCTCGTCCACAATCTCAACCTGACCGCCAACCGAGCCACCCGAGACCATGACCTCGCACGGGCCGGCGACGGGAATGAAGATGCGTGGGTCGAAGTCCTCCTGCTCGCTGTCTGCTATCCAGCCGAACGGGCCGAAGCCGGGGGCATCTTTCAGCTTCCACTTACCCTGGTAGTGGCCGCCAATGGCACCGATCTGATGGGCGAAGATGGTGTAGCCACCATTTTGGTCGCGGTGGAACAGGGTGTCGGGAAGTTTCCAGTTGCCTAAGCGGATGTTGTGGAGGTTGTCGCGGTAGGTTGCAAACAATTTGTCGTCGATGCGTTCCTTGACTGGGCCAGTTGCAATCGTGAGGCCCTGCTGTTCGAGTGGCGGGACTTGGCCGATCATCTGTACTGGCGACGGCGTGAGTGCGAGAGAAGCTAGACCATT